GCTTGTCTAATCTGGTCTGGGTAAAGGCTAACGAGCATATTTTAAAGACGTTTAAGGTGGTGATAGGTGCTATGAAATCTCAAGAAAAACACTATTCAACCGGCGCCGTTGCTCGCGCCGTAGGTTGCTCGCGCTGGACAGTGGCCCGCTATCTTCAGGACAAAGGCATCAAGCCAAAACCAGGATTTAGACATCACTTTTCAGAGCGTGAATATCGTATCCTAGTGAATCGCTTGAAAGCTGCGCACAAACGATACCCTCACCATCCCCGACGCTACGAACGAGTTGTAAACGGCAATCACCGAGTCTTTGAAGTTCAAGATTTGGGATGTTTTGCACCAAGTTAGGACTTCTTGAACCGCTCCCTTAAAATCCAATAGGGCGCGGTTTTTTGCGTTCCAAGAAACGTTATGGGAAATCCCATAACGGGATGTGAAGCACAGCTATCTGTGACAGTAGCATCCACCCGACCGCGCAGTGTGTTTGCGCTGCGCGGTTTTTTATAAGCATCGTGCCGAATGGTGACGGGCCGGTTGCCCCGGATATGTAGGTTCAAATCCTATCGGTGCTCTTCGCTGTCGTGGAACTTCAGTGTGGCGACAGCACTTTTTATAGCGCGGTGGCAGACCGGAAATGCTACTCAGGCACCCGACGTTTTAGGTGAAGGTGAGTCTCGAACGCACAGCCAGTAGAGGCAGAGGGTTCGATTCCCTCCCGCGCATTTGGTCGAAAATCACTGGTCGACCACTTATTTATGTCTCCCACCACCCTACTCCACATCTCCTGCGACGCAATGGCGCTGTTGGTTCTGGGTGTGGGGATGGTGGCGGGGTGGTTATGAAACGAAATCTTCTTCTTTGTGGCGGTGCTATCAACCCGATGGCCCTTGTCGGCTCGGCCCCTGGTCGCAAAGTGGCAACCGTTGGCGAGGCGCCGGAACCGCTCATCAATTCTGAGGGCGACGACTTGAACGCCCCGAAACTGCCGCCGATGAACTGGCCAAAAAATGAACTGAATCGAGCGGCACGACGTGCGATGAAAAAGCGATGACCTCCCCCGTGCTGAAAGCGAGGCGAAATTATGAACAAATTTGATTTTGCAGCCGATGTTATCAAAGCATCCCCGCTGGCCCGACTAACTGACCGCGCGTTCCTGATGCCGGTGATTTTCGTCTGCCTCGTGTGGATAGCTGCTCTCAGCAACAAGACGAGCATCGACAAGGCTATCGACTTTACGAAGTGGATTATCGTCACGTTCATTGGAGCCGAGAAGGGCAAGGACGCGCTGACCTCGTGGGCGGCTCTAGTTGGTGGCACGCCTCAGACCGTAACGGCGGGCGGCAATTTGAGCATGAACGAGGCGCCCGTTACGGGATTCCCCGCAACGGAAAATGCAAGCATAAAACCCGATTCTGAGCGTGAGGGGCCCGACCTTTCGCCCACCCCTACTAATAACGGGCCGGTGGATTTCTAATGACTAAATCCGAACTTATTCAAATCGTCGTCGCCAAAGCCAAGGACGAACTGGGCGTCAAGGAAACCAACGACAACTCCGGCACTCGCGTCAAGCAATATCAGGCGGCCACAACGTTAGGTGGTTCGCATTGGCCTTGGTGCGCGGCGCTAGTGAGCTGGTGCATCAAGGAAGCCGAGAAGAAGACTGGTCTTGATATTCCATGGTCATTTTCGGCATCGTGTGATGTTCTATGGGCAGATGGTCGATCACGTGCCATTATCCGCAGCTCTCCGCAAGTTGGAGACGTGTTTCTCGTGAAAGCCAAAAAGGGCAACGGCTACTCGACTGCCGATGCTATCCACACCGGCTTCGTTGTTGGCGTCCATGGCCCCAAGTTCACCACCGTTGAAGGGAATACCAATGACGATGGAGGGCGCGAGGGTGTGGCTGTCTTGGGTCATACCCGCGATGTGGGCGAACGATATGCCTTCATCCGATGGGTAGACGACGTGAAGTTCCCCGTCGCAGTCGCAGAGAAACCCTGGTCTGTTGTTGTCGAGGAAGACGGACGCAAGACGCCGTTAACCGCGATTCTGGTCAACGGCACCAACTATATCGGCGCCCGCGACTTTGCTACCGCCTTGCGCCTCAGTTCGTCGTGGGATGCCGAAGATGGGCAAGTGCTGATTGCGAAGCGCCCTGTGCCAGCGCAGCCACGGTTATTCGATGGACGTGCTTACTTCCCGGTTCGGGTGCTGGCTGAACATGCAGGGCGCGTTGTGGAAGCTGACACGGCAAAACGTGTGGTTTTGATAGCGTAGAGGCTGGAGCGAAACGGATTCCCGCGTTGCGGGGCTAAGGTGAAATATCAAATGCCAGAATCTGATGATCCGGAATATCTCGAGAGATGGAGCCGTGAAAAGACAAAGCAGATTGCCGCGATGGATCGGCTGATGTTTCGGTTAACCCTTGCTTTTGGCTGGCTGGCTGGCTTGTCCATCGCTGCAACGAAGGGCAATTATTTTCTCTTGGCGTTTTCTCTAGGTCTTACCATTATTTATTGCATCGCTTTGAGAAGGGATGATTCGGGACGAGTAATGATTAGCCCAACTCATTCAAAGCCGTAAGAAACTCCCACCACCTCTCCGGAAATCTTGGCAGAAGACGGAGAGATGGGGACCGAACAACCTGGATAAGAGGCTGCTCGATGCTGACCATTTTAGCATTAGCGGAACGACATGTATAAACCATGAGTGAGAACTTTGAGCCACGACTCGTAGCGGTGGAAAAAGATATCGAATATTTGCGCCGCTCGGTTGTGGATCATAACGCGGTGGTGAAGCTCATTGAGCCAATCCGTGAAGAGCAAGCCAAGCAGGCTTCTGCGATCACCGATCTGGCGCGCGATATGAGCCTCATGGCTGCTGCCAATAAGACAACGAACGAGACGGTCCAGGGTGTGCTTAAAACCTACAACGACGGTCTGGTGGCCGCAGCCAATGCCGAAAAGGAGCGATTAAAGAGTGCGACCGTAGGGGCCGTTTTTGAGAAGGCTTCAAAGACATTGGCCCAATTTACAGCCGCAGGGGGTGGGATAGTTCTTCTCTATGCAGTCGCACGTTGGATACTCACAAACACACCCTGACGCGCGCCTTCTCATTGCAGAGGACGATCTGGATATGCTCAGCATCTATACGCTAGAGCTATCGATGGCTGGCATTCCGGCTCATTTGGTCCAAAGCAGTGCGGAGGCGCTGGAAAAGGTCAAGGAAAGAGCCGCAAAGGGTGACTGCTACGACCTCATTATCAGCGACCTGCTGTTCAAGGGCGAAGAACTGAGCGGCGTGGGGTTGGCCGAGCAGATCAGGGCTATTCCCTGCAACACCGCGATTATTTTCTTGACCTCGCGTCACGAGCAGAATATCAACATCCCATGTGCCCTACTCAATGTGCTTGACGTGTGGCACAAGCCCGAAGATTTACCCGACCTCACTAAAAATATCATGGCGTTCTTCAAACAAAAAAAAGGCGAGGCGGCAAAGTCAGTGGCCTCTCCGGAAGCGATCCCCCTGCAACGAACCCCTGCGCCGCGCGACTGGCAGCAAAGGATTCTCTCCTTCATGCCCGTTTTCCTGATGCTGCTGGTTTTGTCTGTCGGGATGAACGGCTTCATGCTCTATCGCTCCGTTTACACGGTTGGGGCGATGCGAGATATCCAGAGGTATGTGGTCGAAAAGAGTGCGACCACGAATGTTATGCCGGGGCTTCATCGTGTCACGGTGCCTGACATCGTGGCTGGGTATTCGAAGCTGAAAGATGGTAGAGCGCGCATCGTTTTGGAGTTTTCACCTGCTGACTCAAAAGTGGCGGAAGATTTGGCGGCAAAGCGCGAAGAGCCGCTTTGGGTTTCGGTGACACGGGAGAAGTAGCGCGAGTTCCGGCTTGCGGTTACTGTGCAGTAGAGAGGGATTACGATGGAAGCGATACAGGAAAATCCACAAAAATCCATATCTGATCGACTTAAAGAGGTTCTCGGGACCCTCTCGGTTGACCAGATGCGTTTTGTCGCGGCAATGCAGCATACGGCCTCTAAAAAGGAAGCTGCCGAAGCTGTTGGCTTAGAGCCCAACACGGTTTACAAGTGGCCTAAAATTGTGGACGAAGCCATTTTGATAGCAGCGAAGCAAAGAGAAGAATCTGCGCGCGAAATGGCCTCAAAGTACCTTTTGAAGGCGATGAATGTCAAAGTTGGCGCCCTGGATAGCGAGGATGAAGTGCTAAGGCAACGCGCCGCAACTGAGATTATCGAGTGGAATTTGGGCAAAGCAACTCAGAAACAGGAGGTGACTGGAAAAGATGGTGGACCAATTGAACTTACCGACACAGAACGAGCTAAACGCCTTGACTTCTTACTTAACGCCGCAAGAACTCGCAGAAGTCGAGCAGATTCTGAGGGCGGCGGCGGGGATGGCGGAGAATGATTTAGAGTGGTTACCTTTTCCCGGTCCTCAAACAGACGCCTATTATTCAGAGGCCGATGAACTTCTGTATGGTGGTGCGGCTGGCGGTGGGAAGACTGACCTGATTCTTGGACTTGCAGGGACCGGCCACCGCAACAGCATCGTATTTCGCCGCGTCTTTCCATCAATGCGGGGCATTATCGAGCGTTCCCGTGAGGTTTACAACTGCCGAGCCGATACGCACGCCAGAGACAGCTACAATGAAAGCCTTCATATCTGGCGCCTGACCGATGGCCGTGTAATCGAGTTCGGTTCGATGCAGCACGAGAAAGATAAAGAGGATTATCGGGGCCGCCCCCATGATCTTTACGCATGGGATGAAGTTACCGAGTTCACGGAATCGCAGTTTCGTTTTGTGAACGCCTGGAATCGCACCACGCGCCCGAATCAGCGTTGCCGGATCGTTGCGACCTGTAACCCGCCAACAACATCAGAGGGCCGTTGGATCATTAAGTATTGGGCACCGTGGCTCGACGATAAGCACCCGAACCCGGCCCGCGTCGGTGAGTTGCGATGGTTTGCTTCTATCGGCGGAAAGGATAAGGAGGTTGAGAATGGGGAGCCTTTTGAACACGAGGGCGAGGTCGTCTATCCGCGTTCACGCACCTTCATCCCAGCTTTGCTGAGCGATAACCCCGCGTTAGAGAATTCAGGCTACCGGGCCACGCTACAAGGATTGCCTGAGCCGTTGCGCTCCCAGATGCTCAAAGGCGATTTCAAAGCGGGCATGAGGGATAGCGCGTGGCAGGTCATTCCGACCGCATGGATTGACGCCGCAATAGAGCGATGGAAGAAGACGCCGAAGCCTGACGTGCCGATGACGACGCTGGGCACAGATCCTTCGCGTGGCGGCGATGATTTCGTTTTGGCGCCGCGCTATGGGAATTGGTTTGACAGGCTTGAGGTTCACACTAGGGCGACGGTTGGCAGTGAGATTGACGGCCCTATCGGTGCGAAGTTGGTTGTGGATGCTCACAAGGAAGGTGCGGAAATTAATCTCGATGGCATCGGAATCGGAACATCGGTTTACGACCAGTTGAAAGATATGCCCGGTCTAAAAGTGCATACTATTAACGTGGCGATGCCCGCGATGGAATACGATGCGCGTGGTGAACTGGTGCCGATGTTCGATAAGACGGGCCGGTTCAAACTGACCAATATTCGCACGGCCACGTTGTGGAAATTACGCGAGGCACTTGACCCAGAATCGGGACAAGATTTGTGCTTGCCCGATGATGACGAGATGCGCGCTGATTTGACCGCGCCGATTTACAAGGTGACGGCGGCGGGCTACGTAGTGGAGCCAAAGCACGGGCCAGGTTCAATCAGCGAGAGGCTGGGGCGTTCACCGGGCAAAGGAGACGCGATTGCGTTGGCGAACTGGATTGTCCCGACTGTGCCCAAGTTCGAACTTATCATGGTCTCAGGCTAAATTATGGAAAACGAAAAACAACTCTCGCAAATCGGGCTCGTCGCGGTGATCATTATTGCCTTTGCCCTACCCTTCGTCCTGACGGTGTGGCTGGCTGGCTGGGGTTGGGCTGGCGTCGCGTGGCATTACATGCGTCAGGGATGGGGCGGCTAAATTATGAATCCTCTTGCACTCGTTGGCTTTGAAATCAAAGCCCTCGCCAAACTCGGTGGCCCGCGCGACATCTTCCAGCGTATCGGAACCAACCAGTACGGCGTAACCTATGGCGGCTTCCTCGATGGGCGCGGCCTCGTTCATCAATCCGCAGCGCCTGACTACGAGCGCTTGGCGGGCGATCCTCTTCATAACGCGGTTGTAGCGGCGTGCGTGGCGGCGATTGCCAAAGCCCTGCCCGATGCCCCGCTTATTCTCGAACAACGCGAGGGAACGGAATGGAAGATGGTGCCCGACCACGAATGCCTGGAGCCACTACGCGCGCCGAATGAAGATCACAGCGACGCCGATATCTGGGCGCTCACCAGTGGGTTCAAGGCGACGAAGGGTCAGGCGTTCTGGCTGGTTATTCCTGATGCGGGTGGCCGAGCCAGAGAGATACATGTCTGGAATCCTGACCGCGTGGAAGTGTTGGGCGAGGAAAGCAAGTTCATCTCTGGTTATCGATTGAAGCGTGAGGGCGGCGGCGTAATCACGCCCGACTACCCGAAAAACCAAATCATCCATTTCCGGCAGATGCCCGACTTTCTGAATCCTCGCGTGGGCTGGAATCCGATAGGCACGGCGCGCGCGCAGATTGGCGGGGATAATATCGCCGCGACTTACCACACCGGGATTTTGTTTAACGCGGGGGTTATCTCGCTTTTGATTTCGCTCAAAGAAGGCGCGGCGCTGGGGCAAGTCACGCCGGAACAGTTCAAGACGGTTCTCGAAAATATCCGCAAAGCGACACGAGAACGGGCTGGCGGCGTCGAAGGCTTGAACGTCCCATTGGAAGTCCAGAAGCTGGCCTATTCGCCCGCAGAGATGAACGTGGATAGCCTTATCGAAGGTTACGAGCGCCGCATTTGCTCGATGATGGGCGTCAGTCAGCGGATTGCCGGTTTAGGCGCTGATCCAACCTACAACAACCTCGCGGAAGCCCTTAACGACTTCTGGGAGCGGCGCATCGTACCCGACCGCAACAGCGATGCCGCCACCCTCAACCGTCAGTGGTTGCCGTTATGGGAGATGGACCCCAATGAGTGGCGTTTTCGGTTTGATTACTCCAACGTCCCGGCGCTGCAAGAGAATAAAGACGAGATGCACAAGCGCGTCCGCGAAGATTTCAAAACGGGCTTGCTCGACGGGAAACAGGCCCGCTCCCTTGTGGGTTACTCCTTTGCTAGTGAAGCCGAAGAAAAGGTGTTCGAAGGCGTGTTCTATGCGCCGCCTAAGAACGCTGCGAAATTATCTGGGGGTGACGCCCCAGAAGTAAAAACCTTCGACCCGAATCAGCCACGCGAGGAAGATGGCAAGTGGACTTCTGGTGGTGACGGAAGCTTCGATAAAGCCCATCGGTGGACGGGAGGCGCTTTGCCCGAAACTGAAAGTAAGGTGTTTCAGGATGGAAAGGCAAAAGCATTGGAAGACTTACTTCCTTACACAAAGCCCGGCTCATTGGAGGCTGCAACCATCGTTTTGAAGCGGGACGGCTCCCGCTTTGGCGGCATCGCTACAGGAAAGCACGAAGATGTTGATGTTTCGGCGCCGATGAATGTGCCTGTGGCTTTGCTCCACACCCACGATTACGACGGTCCGCACAGTGAGGGTGATTGGGCTAGCCTAATTGTCAACCGAGGTATTGAGCAATCCCACGTCGTCACGGCCAATAAAACATATTCGCTTCACAAGCCACCTGGCTGGAATGCTGCTGATCACGGTTTGCCGGAACTCCTACCTTCCGATGGACAACCCGAATACGACGCCAAAATGACCGCTGCTGAAAATGCATTTGGGGAGGTGTGGTCGCATCAATTTATGAGCACACCTGGATTTGGAAATGCAGGATGGGAGCAGAAGATATACCTTCAGGCGGGGCAGGAAATGGCGCGCAAGCTGGGTATAATTTTACGTACAGGAGAGCGATAAACCATGGCTGAAAAAATCGTGAAATACCACGCAGGCAATCGCAAAAATAGCGGTGCGTCAAAGAAAATCAAGGAACTGCTGAAAGGGCATCATGGCGCGCTAGGGGAAAAGAAATCAATAGATGTGACCGATGAAAAGAAAGCTCTCCCCGACTGGGGCGATGAAGAGTTTGAAACCGAAGAAATCACGGGCGCGGATTCTAAGGCGGCGGCAAAGCTGGCAACGCCGAAATTGCAAGATTTGCTGGGTGCCAGTAAGAACAAATGAACCTTAACCTCTCCTTCGACTCCACCCGCCAGCAATACCGCGTCAAAGGCGGTCAACCCGGCGCGGGCCAATTCGTCAAGAAAACCGCCGTCCGCGATATCATCGATGCCGACCGCGTGGCACAGAAGGAGCGGCTGGGTGGCCATAACGAGCGATTAAAACTCATGGCGCAGCGGTTCAAAGACGGGGTGCTGAGTGAAGAAGAGTTTCGCGGTGAGGTCGCAATCTGGAACCGACGCCGAAAGCGCGTCATCGCAGCGGCAAACCTCAACTACGCAGCGGCGGGGCGTGGTGGTATCGAGCAGATGGACAAGTCCGCGTATGGGCGGGCGGGTGCGACCATCAAGTTTCACTACGAAGCTTCAAATGGTTTTGCTGACGACATCATCGAGAACCCCGATATTGTTCTGGGTACTGTGGCTGGGAAGATGGATTTTGAGAAGCGTTCCGACATGGCGGTAGATACCGCGCTGTTCTCGTTTCTGAATGAACAAGCCTTGTCGCACAGTGAGAACGGCTACACCCGATACCGCAACGTGCCGCATTCCCAGGAGTCGTGCCAGAGTTCGAAGACGAAACCAGGGTGTGACGAAATCACAGAGGTGGATTGGCAAGCTATCAACTCACTCCCTGCGCACGGCACGCGTGCCTGTGGGCCAAAGTGCGAATGTGGATGGGAGTACGACAAAGGTTCTCTGGATGAGATTGAGCCTTTCGAGTTCGTTGGAATGAAGAGTGTGAGCTTTTACGATCACGCGGCGGGACTTTACTAGCCATGAGAACCTCACCACCTCGCACACCCGCCCAGGAACTCGCCAATAACCTAAAGCGCGTCGCTGGCGTGGCGCAGTCGGGCGACGAGGCGCGTGCACTTAAAATGCTGCGCTCGTTCGGTTTCGTGAGGCTTAATGAGCGTGATAACCCAAAGTTGCACACACAACAAGGCAACTGATAAAATAGCAAGTAGGTAGGTCGTGTACAGAGTCCTAGAGGCCATCGATTCTCGTGAGAGAAAAGAGTTCACGATTTGCTAACTGAATAGCCGTAGCAGTTCCGCTGCTCCCGCCCCCTTAGATTTCGCCGCGCACGTAAGACGTGTTCCGCGAGATGTGAGGGGGCTTTTCGTTTTTGTCATGGATACCCTCATCGCCTTTGGCTCAGCCATCAAAACCCTGTCGGATGATGGGGATACCCTCAAAATCGGCGGGCACCTCGTGCTGTTCGGTGGCCCCGATGCCCACGACGCGACACCAAACCGGGACTACTTCACAAAGTCCACGGATTTCGACTTGCCAGCGGAAGGCGGACAGTCCACCGTCTACTACCACCACGGTCTCAACCCGGCGCTTAAAGCCCGTCCTTTGGGGCGTGCAACGCTACGGATTGACGATGCTGGTGTGTGGATGGAAGCCGAATTGAAGGCTCGTGACGCTTACGAGACGAAGATTCTGGAGATGGTCAGACGTGGGAAGCTAGGTCTGTCCAGTGGTACAGCGGTCCATCTCGTGGAACGGGCGGCGAAGTCGAATAGCGATGGCGCCCGTGTGCATGAGATTACACGCTGGCCTCTCGGTTTGGATGCTTCGCTTACCCCGACTCCAGGTGAGCCCCGCACGATGGCTACCGCCATGAAGATGATCGGTGAGTTGGAAGGTTGGGCGGATGAATTGAACGAAGGCGAACTCAAATTCGACAAGAATCAACCGCGTGACGATAACGGGCAGTGGACAGATGGTGGCGGTAGCGGTGGTGGCAGGCCATTCGCCCTTACGACTTCATTTCCAGGTTCTGAATACGAGCGTCAGCAGCGTGGTGAACACAAAGAGGAAATGTCGAAAGGCGACGCACAGGCAGAGCTGGCCGCCGCGAAAGAAGAGCATAGAAAGGTGCGTGAGGCAAATAAGGCACACAGGCAGAAGGTAATCCAGCTTTCACTCGATATGCGCACGGGTATAGATCGTCCAGACGGGCAAGCCATTGCCGACGAAAGCATGCGTCTGTACAACGCAGAGAACTCCGCGAAGGCACGCCTTAGCATCGCTAAAAACCGCGTCGAACGAATGAAGGGCGAAAAGAAGTATCTAGACAATGATGAATCTGACACTCACGAACTTCCCCTGCTTGATGGGCTGAAGCTCGATGAACACCCCCAAAAGCTGCTTGTTGCCACAGGGGATTTAATAGATCGCTTTGACGGTTGGTTTTCAAAGCGTGCCGGTGATCGCAATGCGAATTACGTAATGCCTCAAAGCAAAATCGACAGTCTTAAAAGCCTCGCTTCCGGTTTGGAAGAACAGGCCGCAGAGGCCCGCGCGATTGCGGAGCGTTACGAGTTCAAAGGCGAAGTACAAGGTGAAGCGAAAAGCGAGGAAGAAGCGAAAGCCGATCCCGCCGACGTTTCCGCAGCAGTTACGGCCTACATTGGCCTTGAAGCCCGTTTAACCGGCGTCGCTGCATAGCGCGCCCATCCCAGGAGAATTACTAATGGCAACAGCAACAGAGTTGAAGTCGCAGCTTGACGTCAAGCGTGGCGAGCTTTCCAATTTCATCAAAACCCACACGAACGCCGATAATAAGCTGGACTTCACCCCAGCTGACATCACCGAGTTCAATCAGCGCAACGACGAACTCGCCCCTCTGGTGGATAGCTTCACCGCCGCCGTGAAAGCCGAAGACGCCGTGAAAGCGATGCGTCAGGTAGACCGCAGCAATTTGTGGGCACCTCAGGGCGTTGAAGAGCGCGTGCAGGAAATCAAATCGATGGGCCAATTGTTCATCGAATCCAACGAATACAAGGCCAATTCGGAAAGCAAGCCCTCCACAACCGGTACATGGAAGGCGGAACTATCCCAGGCGTCGGTTTCTACAACGAGCGCGATTAAAGCCGCTCTCAGCACCACGACCGGCACGGTTCCCTACGCCCCGGCACGAAACAACATCGTGCCTTTTGCGACACGCCGCCCGGTCATGCGTGACTTGGTGCCGATGGATGACCCTCATGGACAGCTTATTCAGTTCATTCGACAGAACGTGCAAAACTTTGGCGCCGCTGTCGTAGCGGAAGGTGCGGCCAAGCCCGAAACCTCACTGGGAACCGAACGCGTGGTTTTGCAGGTCGAAGCCATCGCTCACTTCATCAAGGTGACAGATCAGGCCCTGCGATTCATCCCCGGCATTCAGAACTTGATCGATACCAAAGGCGCTCTGGGCATCCAGTTGGCCGAAGAGTCGATCATGCTCAACTACAATGGCGCGGCTGGCTGGAAAGGCTTCTTGACCCAGACTGGTGTACAGACCGCCGCGCGCGGCACGCAGGATCAGTTCACCGCATTCCACCAGGGCATGAACCAAGTCCAGTTCACTGGCTTTGCAAACGTCACTGGTGGCGTCATCAACAACAACGACTGGCACAAGGCGATCACCACCAAAGACGCCAACGGGCGCTTCATTTACGGCGATCCCTTCGCGACGACGCAGGAAGCACGCATTTGGGGCGTGCCGCTTGTTGTAACACCAGTAATGACCGAAGGTACCGTTCTCATTGGTGATTTCGTGATGGATAGTAAATGGTGGGTTGCTGGTGGCGTGATCGTCAAGGTTGGCTATGTCAACGACGATTTAACCTTGAACCAGCAGACCATTGTTGTCGAAGAGTACGGCGCCCTCGAAATTGACCGCCCTGCCTCATTCGTCAAAATGACCGGATGGGAAACCCTCTAAAAAGGAGCTTCGATGCCGACAATCAATAGCAGCAACACGATTCCCGGCGCTTATGGGGCACCTCTGCGATTTGCAGGGGTGCCCGTCAGCGGCACTTCAGGGACTTACAAAACCGCTGTCACCGGACAGTCGCTGGTCAACACCCTGACCGGCGTTTACTACTCTAACACGTCCACTACGGCGAACTCGCCAACATGGACCGTCGTTGGTTCGCAGTCATAGGAGCAGAAATGCAAGATATGAAATACGTAACGGCCCAAGGCAATGAGTGTGCAGCCGATTCGCCCGACGTGGCCTATCAGGTCAACCCCAGCGATCCTAAAGCCGAAGAATTTGTTAACTCCCTCAAAGGCTTCATGCCCTCCAGTGTGCTGATATCTGGCACCACTGGTGCTGCCGGAAGTGCGCCTTTTGCCGAGGCTAAGCCCCCTCTCGCTTCCGCCAAAAAGTAAATGCCGCTTCTCTCCTACCCCACTGCCACCGACGTAGAAGCACTTCTCAAGAGTGCTGGCTACTGGCCCACCGATTCTGGCAAACAGGACTTCGCACGTCTTCAAGCTGAAATCGGCGCGGTGGCGGCAGTGGATGAGTGGGCGCGCTTGACTGGATGGAATCCGTTCCTAGCTGACAACTTGGCAACAGAGCGGGTTTTTGACGGTGTGGATAGTCGGGGCTTTTTGGATTTCGATGGCGCGGCTGTGTCCGTGACCTCGCTTTCCATCAACGGCACCGTGCAAACCTTGAACGAGCAGTACCAGTTGCACCCCCAGAACGCGGCTTCTCGCAAAGAGGCGATTCGGGGGCTGCAACTGGGTTCAAGGGGCGGCTACTCCAATTTCTATGGCGCAGCAGGGCGGATCGTCGTCACGGCGCGCTGGGGACGCGTGGATGCTATTCCCGGCGACGCTTGGCAAGCCATGCAGCAAAAGGCGGCGCTGATTACCCTAACGCAGATTGAGAACCTTCAGTCCGTCGCCTCAATTTCCGAAGATGGATTCACGAAAGCCTACGACGTTGTAGGTATCGTGACTCAGAAAGATTTAGCAGCGGGCGGCATGGGTGGCGGTGGTATCTGGGGTAGCAACTTTGAAAAGATCGCAATTCGTTGGCAGCGGGTGGTTTTGTAATGGGATTCACCGCTGCTGAACTCAACGCGAGGCCGTGGGGCGATCAGGTCACGCAAAGCGACCCTCAGGATGCCGAAACGCTCAATGCGGGGGAATACGGCCCCAACCCCTTTTCCATTGGCCTGACGGCTCCCGATTACGCCATTAACCATCTGAATCACGGTGAGGCTTTCCGTTACTGGGATGCCACACCGCTACCTGATGCGAGTGAGGAATCAAATAGCGATGGGCTTGTATTTACGGAAGTCGCACTAGGCGGGAATGGTCACGGCTATTTCCACCAGACGGAGCGCGCCGTGATGCTGGAAGGTTGGGGACTGATTCCGAAAGGCTCCACCATGTTCTCGGTGCTGCCTAGCGTCGTGGAATTCCGTAAGGATGCCCGCGTGCTTCGAACGGCGCAGAGGTGGCGCGGCGTAGCGAACATCAATCGCGGCACTGGCGACACCGATGCTCTACCAGAGCGGTTCGTATCGCTCATTCAGAAGGTGACTGTCAATGGTTCTTCTGTGGCTTTATCGCATGTTGTGGCGGTGAGTGCCGGTTCCCCTAACGACACAGACCGGGGCGGCATCAAATGGCTTTCCAATGCTCCAACTGCTGGCACGCCGTACACGGTGGAATTCAAATACCACCCGCTTTTTGTCTGCTTGTTGGAATCGCTGCAAGGTGAACCGATTGGAGCAGATGGGGAGCGTTTGCCGCAGCGGGTTTTGCTGCAGAAGGATCGGGATTAAGCATGAATGCAATTGAAATTATTTACCTTATTTTGGCTGGATTTATTTCAGGTTACGCGCTTGCTTGCGCGAAAGAATCCTCTCGTAAAAGGCGTATTCAAGCCATAAAAAGCGTGGCGGATGGATGGCCCCAACCGTGGGATGGCGACAGCGACTTCGACCCCTCTTCGGTTTATATGGATAAATACGGAATCATGCAGTCTGCTTTGACATCTCCACCATTCAATTCAGATTGCAAAGAGTGGGTGGACAAATTGGCAGAAAAAGACGCGGTCAATTTCTTTTCTGCCAAATGAATATCATGGGAATCAACCCTTACGCCACCCTCGCCAACGTCGCGGGCCTTCTCGGTGACAAGGACACAGAAGAGGCCGCGCGCAAGGCTCAGGAAACCCAGAACAAGATCATGGGCGTGGGTAATCGCGTCGATAGCGCGACGCAGCGCACCTTGCGCACAGCGCAGACTGGCTTCAACCCGCATGCCACTCATGGCGCCATTGCAGGACGTAGTAGCAACTCACTCCCCGGTATCCGCACCCCGCAAGGAGTGACGGGCCAGGGCGTGAACTTCAAAGAGAAAAAGGACAGCAAAGGCAACCCCATCGCGCCGCCTTTTATCGCGCCAGTGGGGTCGCCTTCGATCCGCGTTACAGCCCGCGAAGGCGGGGGAGTCACGACGACGATGCAACGCTTCTCCCTTTATGTGGCCTGGATTTCTGATGTGGATTGGCGACGCCTTATGCGAGTTGTGCAAAAGATGGTGCGGCGCGCGCAGACGCTTTCCAAAGGGCGATTAAGCCTCAAGGAGCTGCGTAAACGCGGCCATCCTTACGGCAAGGGCTCAGTCACCACGTCAGGGCGTAAGCGGCGCGGTCTAGGCACTTTGACACGGCTACGGGGCGTCTCAAACCTCGCGGTCGCCAACATCCAAAGCGGCGAATTGCAGCGGAGTTGGGAAGGTGACATCGAGCGCGGACGGCTGGGTATCAAGGTTATTCTCGCCAACTTGTCGGAGCACGCGGAGTATTTGCTGGGCACAGTCAAGATGCGCGCTCATGGGCCATTCTTGACGGCTGTGCAGCTTTATAAAAATGAGTTCGACCAGTTGTGGCGCGAAGTCACGAAGCGGGCTTATGCAGCGATGCTGAAGAAACGCGGATTCAAAAGGGCGGGTGCGCGATGAGAACGCCTGATCCGACAATAGAAACGCTCCAGACCAATGACCGGCTTATCAACGGTGACATGGGCGCGGCGTGGAATGAGGTGGTGGCGAGGCTTAAAAAGTCACTGCCCGCGTATGTTGTCGCAGAGAATGAGCGCAAGGGCTGGGAAGGCGGGCGGGCGATGGCTGAGATTACTGACGTTCAAATCGCGCCCACTGATATCACGGACAAGCACAAGAACCTTGCCCTGGTGGTTTTAAGTGAATCGACAGACATGCAGGGTATTGGCGGCACATTTCGCAACACGTGGCAATGCACCGTCTACATTGTGGGCGACTTGGCCAGGACGGGCCAGCAGATCATCACGATGACGCGCCGGGGCGAATTGGTGAAGGGCATCATGCTCCATTTCTTGAGCGGTTGCATCGACGCCAATAACGCTCAGGTGTGGCGCTCCCTGACACCGGGAACGCTCGATTTAGACAACGATCTCGGAGAGAAGATTTCTCTCGTTGCCGTGACCTTTACGCTAGTTCAGCCGCCCGCTTACCAGGGTGGCTAAGGAATTTTAAATTATGGCCTCTTTCAACCCCGCCCACGATGCGATAGTCATGTGGGCACTCGATGCAACCCCGCCCACCGAATCGACGAATGGCAGCACAGCCGCAACCCTTCCCGCTGCTCCCACTCCCTTTGGCGTTCTCGGTTACACCGATTTGCCACAGGGCGCGCGCGGGCTCAACAACTCGCAGGGCTTTGCCATCGGGCAGCAGGGCGCGGCCTATTTGAAGCGCGGTGCCATCGCGCCATCGCTTCAGGTCACGCTACGCCCCGGCACGATGGATGTGCTGGAAAACCTAGTGCCCGACCCCACTACTGGCAAGCTGCCCTATTTGTGCTTGTTCGTAATTGTGAAGGGCGAATACACCAACGTTTTTCGCTACTGCAAGCCTGACTCGCTGGCGTTCGATTTCTCGGGCGGTGATGGGCAAGATGGCGAAATCACTATCACAATTCCGTTCCAGGCCATCGCGTTTCAGCGCGCGGCGGCCATCGTTTTTGACGGGCCCGACCTTCTAGCTTTAGGCGACCCGCTGATGTGGCACGACGTGCGACAATTCAGCGTGGCTAACTCAGCAGGCACAGTTTCCAGCTACCGCAAAGGGCTTATATCGCTCCGTGCCGAAATCAATTATGGCCTGGAGCGCAAGAACGTGCGCCCCAACTGGGGAGACGGCGTGGCCCTGTCGCGCACCTCCTACGATTTGCTGGAACACCATACCAATGTTTCCGGTGAAATCGGTCTCCATGAACGGATGGCGGAAGCGTTCTTTACTGGAACGGCAAACGCCCAGAACTGGGGCGATATCGTGATTTGGTGCAGCGACAGCCCGCTTGGACTGGATAACCCCAAAGGCTTCACCCTGACGCTCGTGGACGCGTCGCCTTCAGATGAATCAATGTCAGGCGGCGAATCGAACTCTGAAATCGACTATTCGGTTCCTTTCACAGCTCGATCATTGGTTTTTGAACTTGACGAGGTATAGGAATAATTTTTATGGCAAACCCAAAAGTAACTACGAACACACCTGATGAAGAATTTGACCCCGCTGCTGGGGGAATGGTGCCAGTTGGACCGCGCCGCTCTTTCAAAAAATCCAGCACGACCGGGCATCACGGCGTTGTAAAAATCGACGGCTTCAGCGTGTGGCACCGTGAGCCCACTGTGGCAGACGTGGATTTACTCACCGAAGCTGATAATATCTTTAGTTCGGAAATGCAGCGCATTAGTAAGGGAGAATCGCCTGGGCGCGCGCCGCAGACCGGCAAGCCCACTGCACCAAAACTCACGCCGTCCGAAGCTAAAGAGCAGTCCCTTGCCGCTATTAAAGCGCGTAAGATCGCTTATTATGAGGTTCTTAAAAGCGTCCTGGTTAAATGGAATCTTCCGGACGACGCAGAAGGTTCAATTCTTCCCTTCACGCCCGAAGCCATTGACGACCTGCCTTTCACGGCAGCTCACGAGATAGTCAGCAAAATTCAGTTTTCTTCGACGATTGGGGGCGATCAGGCCGCTTTTTTAGGCGAAACCTAAAGAACTGGTCGAAGGGCAAGCGCATTGATTTCCGCGCCTTTCCTGAGCTTGAAGAGCCGTTTAACGAATTCGTTCTGAATCTAGAGTGGAAGATCGCTTACACCGCAGACGAGTTTGAAGCGAAGGGGCGCAAGTGGCGCGATATTCAAACCATCCTCGTCGGCTCGTGGTCACTCATTAAATTGCACGCATCCGCGACCGTTGACCTCAAAAAACTCTAAATGCCCGCATTTCTCGCCGCCATTCTGCCCGCTCTGGGTTCAGTCCTCTCTTCCGGCATCAGTGCCGTTGGCGGGTTGGGAATCAAGGCGCTGGCGACCATCCCCACTATGGCGCTTAGCGCGGTGCGCTCTGTCGTGGGCGTCGCGGTGTCAGTTGTAGGCGCGGCGGTATCGGCAGTGGCCCAGACCATTGGCTCCATCCCTCAGATGCTTTTGGGAACCGTGAGTGCGCTGCTGGGCGGCGTGAGTAATGCAGCGGGCGCGATCATCAAAGTCGGCACCTTGCTGGGCGGCGTCTTTTTAGGTGGCTTAACTGGCGCGGCGGCTGGCCTCAAAATTCTCACCGCTGCCTCGATAGAATATGCCAAGAATGTACGTACGATTTCAGCTCAAACCGGACTTGGCTTAGATGCGAGTGCGGGTTTACTGAATCGAAACAGCGCCATCGGCATCAGCAATGAGGCCACAGCGGGCGCATTTGGCAATCAGAACCCCGCCATCTTCGGAATGAAGGCCAACCTTTTTGGTTTACCTAGATACGATGCGCCAGATTTTGCGGCACGATTCGCAGCGAAGTACCAGGAATTAAATGCGCAGGGCATGATCGGGAACATCATGGCGCGTGGCATGGCAAAGACGTTGGGCCTCGATTCCCCCGACTTTCTGCGTGCCGCTACCTATTCGCCTTCCCAAATCCGTGGGAATCAGGAATATGGGCAGCAGGTCAATGCGCGGTTGGGCCTAGATGCGGCGCAGATCGGGCGCTTGAGTCAAGAAATCCCATTGGGGATGGCCCGCTTATCGACTGGATTGCAGGCGGTTAGTCAGAAGATCGTCGGTATTGCGTTGCCTTATCTGGAGCAGGGATTAAACCGGGCATCCACATGGCTGGGACAGAATGCATCTCGGATTGGTGAGTGGATAGAGACGGCTGGGAATTTTCTCTTCAACGTTGCCCCTGGCCTCATTCAAGCTGGATTGAAGGCTGTCACGGGCGGCATCGCGTGGGGTGTGGACACGTTCATTGCAGTTAGCGCGATATTGCGAGATCAACTGCCGACCATACTGGGGGGTGTCGTCGATTGGACGGTCACAGCTCTCAGCAACTTCTACAACTACGTACAGACAAACGGGCCGCGCATCGTGGCGGGTGTTGCTAATTTCCTGATCGGTGTAGGGCGTAATTTCGGTAACTTCTTAGTCGCGAGTGCGAAGTTTGTGGAAGGATTGAGTAACACAAGTAATCCATGGCGTCAGGCTATTGAAGGCGTCGCTCAGGGGCTTGATTTAGGAGTAATTGCTCTCAAAAGTTTCGCGGGAACGCTTAACGCGACTTGGGCGGCTGTTGAAAATGGAATTAAAACCAGCCCTTTTGCCACTGCGTTAAAAGCTGTGGGGATTACGAATATTGCTGGCTTCGATATCAGTTCGCCCGCCAGGAATGTCGTAGATGCGTATAAATCGGGCTTTAACGCAATTCCTGCAACAGACATTCTCAGTGCTGTCCAGAACGTTTTGAATAGTAGTGCCCCAGCCGATACAGGCAAATGGTTGCGCGAGCAGGCTAAAGCGCAAAACGATTTCCTGAACGCGATGGCTGCCAACGTCACGAAGTACGGAAATCCTTTGGTTAGCGGCCTGCTCACTGGCACGGCGAACCTCCACAACGCGATTGCCGGGACCGCTGCCAATGGTGGCAAGAACAAGGGGCGTGTGGCTGGAGAGTATCTCAGTGGTATTTTTGGCGATGCCAATAAATCGGCGCAGGGCATCAAGCCCTACACGGACAGCCTTGCTAATTTGGCGAGTGGAGCTACCTCTAAAGGCGCGGAGTCTAAGATAGAAAAGCAGTCAACTCAGCTCGACCAATTGATTAAGTTGCAGCAAGAGCAAGTGAATATTGCAAAACAGGCTTTGGCGAGTGGAAGAGAACTTCCGCGCCAAACGGCGGCCCTTTTAGGGTATGCCCTGTTTACTGAGGCGGAAGCGGAAGGGCGGGGCATCTTGAGCCAGCGTTAGCCCGATGGCAGCGTTGCACGCTTCGCGTCTGATTTGTCACGCACCGGCTTTATGTAGTAAGTGGCTGTTGCGATACGATCAGGATTTTGCTGTGCGCCCATGCCCATCGCCAAATCCCACTGAGCCCATATTGAGTCAATTTCTTTTTGCGTCTTCGCGTTGTCAACGTAAACTTGGAACTGTCGCGCCGCTGTTTGTGCATCGTTAGCGTAGAGTGGATTGGGTGCCGCCAGCGGCGTCGCTACCGGCACTATTTTGGTGGATTGGCGGCCCATCGTAAAGACAGTTGCAAAGCCACCTGCCGCGATAAAGGCGGCGAGAATGAGATAGCGCGCAGGGACAATGTTCATGAACGCTATTTTATCTCACAGGACTGTTCATATTAAAATTGTTTGTTCGATATCGTTCGGCCATCTGTGTTGCTTGGAGTAAATTGGCATCTACCGACATATTCCCAACGGTAATATCCCTTTCGCCCTGCAAAATCTCAAGTTTCGTGCTTGCAGCTCTGGAAATTGACGCATAAGCAATGCCCGCGAAGGGTAGCTTTAGACTAAGCATATTGGGGTCTCGCCCCATCCGCAGTGCGCGAACAGTTCGGTCAATTTCATACTTTGTATTCATGGCAATAAGTCCCACTTGCGACACTTCCGCCTCTGACTGCGACGTGCGAATGATATCCGCCATCAAATTAACCTGACGAACAAGAGAGTTACCGAACGTGGAAAAATCACCTACGTCCACCCGTTCGGGATGGGGAAAATTGTCGTTTTGGACTTGGGCCACTTGCCCCATCGGTCGTCGCTGCGCGAAAGGAGCTGTCTGCGGCGCTCGAAGTGCCTGTGGTGTAGGCGATGCTTTTCTGCGCGGCGTTTTCTGAGCCAATGTTGGCTGTACTCGATCAGGCGCAAAAGGTGGAGGAGATAGCAAGCTAGGCTTGTTAGAGTAAATGATTTGTGGCGTGGCGGTAGGCTTAGGCGTTAGAATCGGCACAGATGCTAGCGGCGTTGGGGTAACCACAACCGTCGCAGGAGGTCGCTGGCAACCAGTGAGCAAGCATAAGGGCGCGGCAAGGAGTAGCCATTTCATACGCGCAATTTTATCACGCATATAAATCATTGACCGTAGTTAGTGCTTTTCGTACCGTTTTCATTCCCTAAATTCGCGTTTTTAGGGTTTCAATAAGGTCCTTGTGAGCAAACCAATTTTCGTTATAAGTGACTTTCATTTTATGCAGTGCGTTGTCTAATTTGCGACAGTGCGGCTTCAGGGAGGGCATTGCCTTTTGCATTTCCTCTGCTGCGTCTTGCATGCCTTGCAATTGTTCCAATGATTCGTTTACGGCATCTATCATTTTGCCGACAGCGAGAAGTGCCTGAAAGCCAGCGGTTTTATCGCTTTCTGTCGTAAAGAACATCGATTCGACCAAAACGGGCACGCAATTGCTGATAGTGTCCACAGCCGCCTCGGCTTTAGGCAAAGTCAGTTCAAGATTATTTGCCAAGGTAGATGTTGCATTTCCCATAGCAGTAGCTATCCGAATTCCGCGAGAAGCTACTAACCCACGCGGGCCATTGGTCAAGGCATTCAGTTGATGCGTCTTTTCCTGCAACGTGAGATTAAACTCAGTTATATGTCGCGCTTGCTCGCGGGTAGACAATTCAATTTCCCCCGTTGCGCTTGCAATAGCAAGCATTGCCCTGATTGCTTTTTGATCTCTTTCCGCCAATGTTTGAGCCGTCATAACTGGCTCAAGCATTTCTAGGTGCTGAGAAATCCACTCAACCAAATCGGCGCGCGTTTTTTCACTGGCTGCCAAGCCTAACATGAAGACAACAACTTCTTTTTCAGGAATTTCTATCAAGTACCCATTTTTAAGAGCAAAGACCGACATGGCTGCAAACGAAACTCGCTTGTTGCCATCATTGAAAGCGTGATTTTTGGCAAGAGAAAAGCCGAGTGCTGCAATCTTTTCGGGAAATGTAGGATAAGCATCGACCTCGCCAAAGCTAGAAGAAGGTTGAGCCAAGGCAGACAAAAGTAAACCCTCGTCTTTCACACCGGGGAGTCCGCCATGCATAGAGAGGGTTGCCTTATGGATTTGCAGAAGCTCTTCGTAGCTTATTTCATTCATTTCGCAAGCTCTTTTAGGGCGTTGTCGTATTTATCCATTGTCAATTTCAGCGCCTCCTCAAAGCTCAAGGGCTTTCCAGGGGCGGGTAACTGGCGATGTGCCACAACCTCGGGCCCTTCGGTTTTGCTTACAGGGGGTAATTGAGTGATTTTCATTGGCAATACCAAATGATCTAGCCTTTAGGATGCCTTAGATATGGGAGAAGTTGCAAGAAAACCGTTTTGTTTTAAATGCAAACCCCTCCCATCAACGTTAAAATGTAACCCAATAGTTCACAACGAAGCCGCGCCCCGGTCCCGCCTCGTTGTAGTCTCACGTCACGCTTTTTCAAAGCCTTACGAGATGGATTTTACAGTCCATTTTGTGAGGCTTTTTTTGCTTTTATGGCTCACCAAAAGGGCACGCCCGAAATCGAGGTCATCGCCTACCCGCCTTCTGCCATCCCCCACCGGCAGATCGATTCTTTCGTGGTAGCGGATACATTGGCAGATGTGCTGGCGCCAAACACGAGTTTCGGCGGCGTGATGGCACGCGGCGCAACGGGCGGGCAGTGGACGGATTGGGCGAACCCCACCAGCGGGCTCACCCTTAATAACGTCGGCTTTGCTCGATTCATGAACGATGGGCGCGTGTCATACAATCCTGGCGAACAAGGCCAGGGTGCGGGCGGTTTTTTCGTACTACCCAAAGAATCGCCCTACAACTCTTCGATTTCCGGCATGGCGGGCGGCGGTAGTAATCCCCTCGATTGGGAAGCGATGGAGGGCACATGGGTCACCGTTCCATCGCTCAAGCCCGCCAACAGCGGCGGCGGGTCTGCCATCTACAATTCGGGGAGCGAAACACGCTTTAAGGCGCGAACAGCGGTGTCGATGAAGGCAAACAGTTCTCTGCGCCTCGACCTCTCATTTTTGGGCCAAAACCGCAGCGGCTCAGTGCCCGACTTCGAAGGCCGTATAGGTGATGATCTTTCTATTTCGGCGCGTCACGGGATGCCGTGGGCGCTCCAGCGTCGCACATTCGACGCCAACGGAAACCCCGATTGGAAGATTCTAAAAACCATGCCGGGGACCGCGAATCTTTATGGCGGCAAGTACCGCGTCGCGGTCAAGCATTTGGATGGGCGCCTTGTGTGGGAAGTCAACGATCAGGCGATGTGGATTAATGACGCGAAGGGGCCGGACAAGAACGGCGAACTGGAGCCTCAGAACTGGTCATGGTCTGAAGCGCCCGTGATTGTGACAGCGCAAAATGCCCGCGTGCGAGTAGAAACCGCGCTCTTCGATTACGCAGCGGGCGGAGATGGCACGGTTACGCGCCGCATCCCGCTAAAAATCAACGATGGGCTGGTGGCGCAGAACACCACGCCCTACTCTGGCGGCTGGCAGCGTAACGGCGCCGAGATGCCCGTGGCTGTTGATTATGGCGACAAGTACGTTTCGTATACCACGACGCTCAAGCCAACTGCTGATGGTGTTCATACGCCGTTCTTGAAACACAACCTATTGGCGTTCTCCCCGGTGTGGACGAATCCAAGCGGATCGGGAATCGATATTTCGAAGGCTGTGTCGGGCGCGTCGATTACTTTAGCGGCGCCACCCGAACAGGCGGGAAGCCAGGGCACGCTCGATATCGATGGCACGATTCTAAAAGACATCCCCGGCGCTATTGCTAACGTGAAGGATTATTGCCCTGTGACCGTGCGGGCCAGATGGCGCGACGATAGCGGCGTGGCGGGCGCGTGGCGTGGGCTTTTCAATGGTTGCTTCTACGGCATGTCCAAGTCGTCGAACGCCTTCAACAATCGCTCCATCACGGCCACGCTTAGAGACCAGATCGTGCGACTGAGCGGCGCCAATGCGATCATCGATTACAAGTTCCGCCCGCTCGGGATGATCCTTTTCGATCAGCTATCGCCGGGGTCAACGAACGGCGGTTACAACCCAGATGGAAGCGTGGCGTACAATCCAGAAGCGCCTAAAAAGAAGCCTCTTTATAGTGGCGACTGCGTGAAGGAGATCGTCCGCATCCAATTAGGGCCAGATGCAGTGGAATCTCTCAACGGCAACGGGAATTCGCGCCGCTTTTTCTCCAGTGCTGAAATCCCGCTTTACGACGGCACCGGCGTGCTGGGCACGTGGTTAGGATTGGCGGAAGTTTTCGGGCTCGATTTAGCGACCGGCTCTCTGGAGGGCATCCCGTTCCCCCCGCCGTTTTTTGATGACTGTTTGAGCTGGATCAACAAATTCGGAGAGGATGCCAACGCCGATTTCTTTTCCGGTCACGTGGACCGTGATACCAACGACCCGCCCGTGTTGATTTACGGGCAATACATTCGCTACCTCGACAAAGCGATCCTTTTTAATTTAAGGGACGCCATTGGAGTCAGTACGAACGTGGGCGCCGGTGGCGAGATTTACACGATCCAAAATCTGGAGGATATCGACTACCTGATGTCTGAGGCATCGAATGAAACACGCCCTGACAGCGATTACAACCGCATTCTCGTTGCCGCCGATTTCCCAGGCACCGAACGAAACCCCTTGCTCCCAGCCATGCGCATGGGAGAAGCGCGGCTAGCAGCTTCCAACCCCAACAGTGACGCTTATTCGTGGTCGCGCACTCGCGTCGTGAAGAACAACCTGGGCGCGGTCGAAGGCGGCGCCGAATATCTGGCGCGCAAAACCCTAGAACAAATCGCGGCCACAAAAAAGCAATGGCCCTCGATCATCTGGCGCGGTGAAGGGCGAATGCAGGTTGGCGACGTCATTCAGCCTTTCATGGACGGCGAGGGCTCTTATGAAGATATGGGCATCAATCAGCGACTTTTCCGCAGTACGAGTGTAATTCACAAGCTGACTTTGACCGGCGAAATGACAGATTGGACAACGGCTGTGGAAGCGCGGCCAATGGCGAAAACCGAAGAAGCGCGCTTTCGCCGCGTCAACAACATGCCAGGACCGCTTTAATCATGAGACGCCAAACCCGCATCGCAACGAACACGAATATCGCCGTCGATAAGGCCGTTACGCAGGTGCTGCGCGATGTGCCCGTTACGACTTTGGCGCGCACGGGCGTGCTTTATACGGTCGCGACTTCCAATCCCAATGCCCCGGCACCAACCGATGAAGATGGCAACGTTCTGGAGCCAACGGATTATTTCCGCGCGGGTATGCGTGTCGGCTCGGCGCCCGTGAGGGGGAGACGGTAATGCCTACTAAAACCTTCACGGTCGTGTGGGAGTTCGCCGCAGATATGCCCGATACACCGAACCCAAGCGGCGTTATTTGCGATCCATCACTTGAAGATTTAGCTGAGCTTGCGTACTGGATCAGCTATGACGGGCGGCGATTTGACGACATTACTGCGCAGCCATCAGCGGGCGGCGGCATCGATTGGGATGAAATCTCAGGCGCATCAGTCGATGGCGCCATAACCGTTGCAGATGATGCCTTCGACGCCTTGACGAATGATGGGGTCTTAATTACCGTTTACGCCAGACACCCGACTGTTAGCGTCGGATTTAGGGCACAGGTTTCGTGGGCTTCGGTATCATCGAACACATCGGGTTTCGACTTCACGAATGGTAATGTTCAAGATGGTCGCGTCGGGTTCGTTCTTGCGGGCGGCAGAGCGAATGATTTCGGCTTTGGCTCTGGGGGTCGCCTTCCGGCCAGAGAGCCGGTGGCACAGGGCAAATGGGAATCTTTGATCGATGGTGCCGTTACGCATACGGTTACGATTTATGGCGCTCACCGTGAACCATTTGGGGACCGCGAATGGCGCCCTAAATCATACTTCGACGGCTATGCAGACAACTGGCCTCCCGGCGCGGATCCGGCGCTAATTAATTCCTGGTACGTTCAAAAATCGAATTTTAAAACCGAGCAATTTGAGGGTGGAATTGACTTTAGCAACCTGATTCGTTTTTCATTGGCACTGGGGCAGATCATAGAGTTTTCAATCCGTGTGACGGTCAACGCCAACGGATACGAGGAAATGGATGAATATGTGGTTCCGTTTCCACCCTTACCCATCATCGCAGCCGAGCAAAACGGTGAGCAAATTATCAATGGGCTTTGGAACTACTTCACCGATTTATCCCCTGCGTTGGCTCTGAGTCCGAGTCTCTATCCAGAGATTGAGGAAGGCGAGTTGAAATTGGACGCCACGGCATCTTATTGCGCTTCCGGTGGCGCCGTCACAGTTCTCTGGAAAAAGGTGACGGGCGATCTTGAAACCCCAACGCTTAGCCCTGACACGGAGGGTATTTACACACCTGACGACGAACTTGTGACGATGGTTGGGCCAGAAGAGGGGACTGTACGATATGGACTGCGAGTGACTTCGATTCAAGGGCTATCAACGCCCTTGGCGATTGGCTTTTTGGTCACAGGGCAAGACGTTTTTGCTCCGGTTGTCACCCCCAATGGCGATATTCTTTTCCCTGTGCATGCCAGCGCCGCAACGCAAATTCGCCGTGTGCGCGAAGGAGAGGACTTTGAAATCATTTCTTCAATCGCAGCCACGCAAGTTCATTTAATGAGGCATGAAGGCACTTACTACGCGGGCGGCAAGGCGAATGATAATTACACGCTCTTCAAAAGCGAAGATTCAGGGGAGACATGGCAAATGCTTTCAAATTTTCCGACAGGTTATCGAGTTTTAAGCTGGTGCGAATTGGAGCATGGGGGTTTCGCCGCTATCGCTTTGGGCTCCGCTGAAGGCGACCGCAAAAAGCTCTATGGTGCTGTGACGTGGGATGGCGTGACATGGACAGAGCCGACCCTCCAACGCGATGGCGGCGATGTTACGCCGAAGGGCGCTGTCCGACAGATCAATGCAACTGGCGAATCGCACCTGATTGTTAGCGACGCTCAAACCTACTCCATCCGCGTGGATGATTATTTCAAAGACGAAAACCCAGATTTATAAATCATGAAAATCTACGATCCCCAGTGGGGCACGACAACACAAATCGAGGGTGCCGAAGGCGAAGAAGACGGCGATTATTACGAAGGGCCGGAAATTTCCCACGACGTCTCAACGCTCACGGCGCAAACCAAGGGCGCGCTCTCCAATATCGGCCCCGGCATCAAGTCGGGCGGCGTTGTCACGGCAGGGAGTGGGCTGAGCGTCAACATCTCGCCTCTGGTCGGCATCGCATTATCAAGCGCCTACGGCCTTGTAGCGCTGCGCACGCCGTCAAGTGTGAACCGCGCCGTTTTGCCGCCCTCCTCAACCTTCACTCTATTTGCAGCGATTCAGGTTATCGAAGATGGTAATGACACGCGGGAATCGAGGCTCCCAGGGTTTTTAGTGGATGATGGCCCGACGATGGACGGCGCCGAGCCACTGGCAACGATAACCACCGATGGCGGTGGCGTCACGTCGATTGTGGATGCGCGCCGTATTATCGACGGGAGCCACTATAAGAATCAGGGGAATTACAACAACGCGGTTAGCTATAGCACCAACGATGTGACCACTGACGCGGGCATCAAATACGCCTCCCTCCAAAACAACAACCTGAACCACACCCCAGCCAGTTCACCGGCGTGGTGGGAAGTGTTTGCTGGTGGCGGTCTGTCCTCAATCCAAGTCCAGCAGGGCGACGACACGGCAGAAACAGGCATTGACACGGTTCAATTCGCTAATGCCCGCGTCACTAAAACTGGGACGACGGCCAAAGCTGAGACCACGGTTTTTGTCGAGGATGAGGCCGAATTAGCCAGCATCATCAGCACCTTACCTGACGGAATGCGCGCGGTGATTCTGAACCCGACAGAAGAGTCGGAGCCACCTTTTAACCAAATCACGGTCACGGCTGACCACACCTCAGACGGCACCGAGGACCGCATCGATATGTGGAGCGCCACGACGCATACCGTCACGCTGCCAACAGCCACAGAGGCGATGTGGAAGCAATCGCGCATGACATTCCCCAATATTGGTGAGGTTGGGACGGACGCGGACTGGACTATCGAGATTGAGGCGGGGGCGGCATTTACGAACGGTGATACCTCAGTCACGGTCCCGCCCGGCCAGTCGCTGGAAGCCTACGTAACCAAGCGGGGCACGGATTATTTGTGGGTGAAAATATAGGAGCCATCATGTCGAATCTACCCTCAGAAGCTGTTGCGCTCATGCGGCAAGAAATATTGAGCGATCCTTCATTCGTTGTGGAATTGGCCCAAATGGCGGGACTTCCAACAGCGCAAGACTTGCTGCAAGAGCAGGAAGCGCGCGCTGCAATGGAAGAAGAGCAGGAATCCCGCTTGCATGCCCTTGAAACCGCTCTGCAAAATGTCCAACTCACGCCAGGGCCGCAAGGCGAACGAGGCTTGCAGGGCGTGGCTGGCAGTCCTGGCGCGAAAGGCGAGACGGGTGCGCGCGGCGAAGTCGGACCCAAAGGAGATACCGGAAGTTCTGGTGCCGTTGGGGCAACCGGAGCGACCGGCTCTGTGGGAGCGACGGGCGCCACTGGAGCGACCGGGGCAGCGGGAACGAATGCAACCACCACGGCAATAGCTACGGCCACGGCAAACGGCCTAATGAGCGCCGCCGATAAATCCAAACTAGACAAGCTCGGCATCCTGTCGCTCACCGATGGCACGGCTGCAATCCCTGTTATCGCGGGTGGCGGCGCCACAGACATTACCGTGACGTTCTCGACTGCCCTAGCCGGCACGACTTTCAACGCCATCCCCTCGCTTGTGGCGGGCGCCGTCAATCTGGGCAGCCTCACGCCCACGGTTAAATCTGTGACCGCGACGGCAGCGGTTATCACGCTCAAAAACAACGGGCTTCTCGCCATCACAGTAGGCGGCACCCTGCTCGTTTTGGCTTATTCAAAGGCATAAATTATGGCAATCTCAGGAACAATCATCGATGGCGTATTCGTACCGGACGGACAGGGGCCACGCGGGCCAGCGGGGACGAGCGGAAGCCTCGCCTACGATATCGGCGGCTTCATCCCCGGCCAGATGCCCAGCAGTTTGCCGACCACCATCATCGTATTCGCAAGTCGATTCACGCGTGACGTGACCTTTCCTGCGGACTTCGCTAGTAGCGTTGCGGGTGGCGAGACAGCATCGACGAGTGTAATGGAGTTCGTCATTAAGAAAAATACAACCGCTATCGGTGGAATGACATTTAGCGTCTCCGACGAGGCTGTTTTCAATACGGGCGGGCTAGAGATTGATTTCGCCCCCGGTGACCGCTTGATAATCGAAGCACCAGTGGGCGGCGATGGGGATTTAACAGACGTGTCGTTTACGTTCAAGGGGCAAGAGGTTATTTGATGCTGCTCTGTGTTCAAACCTACAGGCCAATAATGGTAAGCCCTGGCACGCCACCTTCGCTCACTTTCGTTTCACAGAGCCCGCCATTCTCAGGCAGCGGCCCCGCCGATGCCTCACTTCTCATTGATGAAATGCTAGAAGGACCGGCAATGGTAATCCTGGACAATGCCACGGTTGCTATTTTTGATTTAGGCGAGGTGGCATCGTTTTCTAAAATTCAGGTTTACGCGAACGTGCCGGGGATTCTAGGATCGACGGGCGACGCCATTTTCGAGGGTAGTGAAACATCGGACTTCGCGGTCACCATCCCGCTCGGCACTGCGACCATGCCGCCCGGTTCGACGTGGACAGACATTGACGACAGCACGCCCTCCGCGCCTGTGCGCTACATCCGATTGACCGCAGTAGGGACATGGGGAGCTTCGGAAATCCGCGTGCTTTCGTAGCGCCTTCCGCCGCAAAAAGGGCACCGACTAAAGGACTCAAGACATGGCATATAATCTTCTCAAATTCACAAACTTCAGAGCGGTAAACCCCGACGTAGGCTACAATGCCGCCAACGGCTCGACCCTGTATGACGGGTGGGTGCAGACCCAAGGAAACGTTTACAAGGTCACGGCTGCTGATGGACTGACCAATAATGGTGGCCCTACTGCCGGAACCCCTGCCAGATCAGCCATCTCTACCGATCACCTTTTCTCCAATGGCCGCGTTACGATTCAAGCCACTGGATCGAATAATAATTTCGTTGGCCTTCGCTCAACTAGCAACGGATCAGCCATAACCAATGCTCTGGGATTCTTTATTTTTAGCGGAAATACTATCTATAGGGCTACTATCGTAGGAGGAACTCTAACACAGAACAGCCTTGGATCATGCAATGTCACGGGAATGGCCTTCATGAGGGTTACAGCTCAAGACGCGTCAGGCGGGACAACCGACATGACGTGTGAGTTCCTCAACTCCTCAGGGAATGTGATTGCGGGTCAAACCTATACCTACAATACAACCGCTCTCGCCGGGGCAAGTGGCTATGCCTCAACGGGAACATTTAACCTGAGCACTGCCGTTGCGAATGTCAGGATTGAAGAGTACACCCCAGGAGGCCCCATCGTGGGCGGGAGCCTAGGTTTCGAGGCCATCAGTACACCCTATTATTTCGAGGGAGCGGGCACCACGACGGCGAGCATGAGAGTCAACGGCTCAAGTGGTGGAGTTGCCACCCTGCAATATGCCTGGAAATTCCGCCCTTATGGCTCGGGCTCCTATGTCACGCAATCAACAGGTACTCCTTCCGCTTACACCTTCACTGGACTCACAGCCGGTCAACGCTACGAAGCCTATGTCACGGTTTCGGATGGCAGCAGCACGCCCGTTGACACGCCGATTTTCTCATTCTACACAGCAGCGGAGGTTGTGCTGTGCGTTGGAGATTCAACCACGGCCGGTGTCGGTTCAGCGGGGGGCGGCCCCTCGACTTCATGGCCGATTTTTCTGCAAAATACCCTTGCAGCCAGCGGTTATCGCATCCTGGCTCTGAATGCGGGTGCGCCAGGCGCAACTCTCGCTAGCATGCTCGCGGGCATGATAACGGGCTCAGGCTCCTCGGCGGTTTTCAATGCGACCGTGTTGGGTCGAATCGCTACCTATGGCATCAATAAGGTTTTGATTCAGGCGGGCGCCAACAACGCGCGCAACGACACCATCGGCCTCACCAGTCGGGGCGGTACTCCCAGCACAAGCGTAGCGGCCAGCAAAGCCAGTTATAAAGCGTCACTCGTCAGTTTGAAGGCAGCGTGCGCAGCCGCTGGGGTACGGCTTGCGCTGAATTATCCGTTTTTCGTGCCCAGCGACTTAGCGAAGGGCGATGCTTTCTCAACAGGAGGATGGGAAGCCCCAGACCCTTACATCGCGGCTTATTGCGAGGCCATTGACGAAGTGCAGGACGGCACCAATGCCGGCAAACGGGTTTCTACGCCTACCAATGGTTCCTACTCGACCTATAAGACCTATTGGACGGCGAACCCAACCGGGGGCGTGCATCCGACACCCGCCTATTATTCGCTGTACGGCAATACCTATTTGCCCGCAGATTGGATGGCGGCGTTCAACGCTAGCGGCACAATTAAGTCCACCATCAAACCTAACCTGCGCCATCTCGGTGCTTCATTTTTGGGCTCAGGCCCCCGTCGTTAATCTCAATCTCTCAAAAGGAAAAATACCATGGCTCAATTCAAAAACGCACCCTACTCTGTCACATTCGAAATGAACGATACCTCTGGTGTTGCTCAGGCGGGCAAAACCGTGACCGCCACTGTTTCTAAGGATGGTGCAGCCTATGCAGCGGCGACCGGCACGGTGACCGAAATCGGCAGCGGAGACTACATCTTCAACGGCCTGGCCGCTGATTTTAACTGCGATACCTATATGCTGAAATTCGCGGCATCGGGTTGCAGAGATACCAAAGTAGCGGGCAACACCGAATCGACTTACACGGCGCAGCGCGCGGGCTATATCGACCGTGTGAACACCGCGCTCCCCAACATCGCAGCAGGTGCAAATGGCGGGCTTCCCACAGGGGACGCGTCCGGCAGGGTCACAGTAGGAAGCCTTGCTACTGACTCGATTACGGCAGCAGCCATCAAGGCCGACGCCGTGACGGAGATTCAAAACGGACTTGCCACTGGTGCTGCCCAAACCGACGCGCAAACCTCACTCGATAACATCGAAGGCGCGCAGACCACAGTGCAGGACGCGCTCGACTTCCTGGTGGCCCGCAATGGCAACTGGACCAAGAATGACCCCGACGCTTTCCCCGGTGAAGGCACTGTTACCTACACGGAAGCAGAAGAGCCGATTGTTTTCGACGTGGTCTACGATGCGAACAAGAACCCTTTGTCGGTCACACGCGCCGAATAAGGAGACGCCATGAGCAACTTTCTTTCCCCTGCGGCATCCCCCGCCGATGCTGATGCTGCATTCTTCGCGCTCGTCGAAGCGCCTTCGACTGAGGGACTCGTAACCATACAGGGCGATCTAGGTTTCTTCGCCACGCCCAGCGTCGGCAAGAACGTCTATTTCTTGCTGCAAAAGCCCATCGACGGCTCCCCAATTTTTATTGGCAACGAGTTGCAGGACCCCGATGGAAGGCTGGCGGTTGTAACTGGGAGCGATGGCACCTTCACTGTCTCGCTCCCGGTGCCGCCCTCTAACACCTACTGGCTGTGCCGCCCTTCTGGAATAACGGCCTTCGGTATCGATGTTAGTGAATCCGATATCGGGGAGACAGTGCAGTTGAGGGATATTTTAAGGGAGGTGGTGGCGACGCTTTAGGGCTCCTTTGGTTTTCGCCCACGCTTTTTCTGTCCCCGATCCCGTGCCAGCACGCACGCCATCTCAACGATAGCCGCGTGTCCCTCTGGCGTGTCCTCGGCTGAAATTTCGAGTTCGCCGTTTAGAGGCGGTGCATCGATATCACGGGTGTGGACGTAGAAACGTTCGTCAACATCTGTGATTACGTGGATTCTCATTTGACGATGATCTCAATTTGTCCGGCCATCCGCCGTAATTTCAGTTCGATCATTTCGATTGCGAGGTCGAGGAAAGGCGGAATTTTAGCGATACCCTGCTCCCAATTGCGCAGCGTCCCGACATTGGGCAGTTTTAGGGCGGCGGCCATCTGAACCTGTGTGTAGCCAATATCATCGCGCCGTTGTTTCAGTTGTGCGGGTGTCATAAAATGAGACTCGTATTATCTCCGCGTGTGCGGAGTGTCGTATGGTTCCACGCTTCGGCGGGGACGAAACAGCCCCAAGGGATTGCGCCCCTGGGGCTGTTTTTCTATCCTAATGAAAGTTCTTCGCAGGTGCGAAGGCGAATTGTGTCTACATCAGACATAGTGCATGTTTCCTGCGTGCGCAGGGATGAACCGGATTTTCTCTGGTTTAAACGCCATTCGCAGTAAAGTTCCCTACATATGTGGGGATGAACCCTCCGCTGCTTCAATTTAGAGTGCGTACGTTTTCGCTTCTCCAATAACGAATCCAGCGGTTACCGATCCACTTCCAGCCATCATCTGAGATTTGCGTTGCAGAAAGACGCCGAAACCACTGGTTTGTCATGTCGTCAAACTGCCAGCCCTCGCCATCAGGGGACTCAATGCCGCCCGGGTCTTTTATTGCGTCAAATTGCTCCCACCAGTCACCAGAGCCTGCGCTCTTGAACGGTCCCACCTCGCGCGCCTGCCAGTAGTAGGACTCAATCCCTTCAATTTCACTCATTGCATCGTTTAACTTGTCGATTTCGAAATCATCGCAAATAAACATGAAATCGTCCCCGCCGCCAGTCACAATGGCAGTGCGGATAGTAGGTGCGGGCGACACAAAACGGCAAACCCAAATTATCGCTTCATACGTCAGATTGCCTTCAGGGATTTCAGCTAAATAATCATCAGCGTCGAACCCCCATCCCTGGGAGCGGCGGTAATTGGCTACAATAGCACGTGCCACGCTAGGCAGTTCAGTTACGGGTGAATCGCCTTTGAACAGGATGCTGCACTCGAAATTTGAAACATTCATTGTATTATCTCCACTAACATTTTGTTCGCCATTGCGCGGCGACATAGATAATTATATACACAATCTGTGTACCATGCAAGGGTATTTACAAAAAACCTGAAATTTATTTCCTCGTATCCAAAACCCACTCCCGCCCATCCGGCTCAGTCACCACAATCGCCCTCACCGGGTGTCGCCACTGCTCGATCCGCTTCAACAGGAAAAGGCCGCCATTTAGAACGATGGCGGTTACGATGACGCCAGCTAGGAAGTAGGACCAGGGGTTGGTGGTGCGTGTGGCGGGCTCGGTTGGGTTGGGGATGGGTGGAAGCATGGCGTCTTATTGATAAATGGCCTGTTTTTCTTGACCTGACACAATAAGCGTTGTGAAAGGTTAAAGTCATTTTTGCGCTTATTTCGGGGAATGAGCTTATTGATAATCGACCGTCTATTTATTCCCACAGTTTTTTGATTTTGGACAACAAACTGTGGGAAGGACCGGACTTAGTGCATCCTCTCGGCTAAAGTCTCCCCTGCCCGCGCCCACTCGACCGGCGCCTGTTTCGAGAGGTAATCTTTTTTCTGCGACACGAATTCAAAGCCCGCAATGCATATTTCAAGCTTCTCGCGGCGTAGAGGTTCCATAAGGGCGAGACACGCCGCGACTTGGGCAGTAGCGCGGGCGCGCAGCTCATCAATGGACAGCCTAGGGGCATCCTCATGGTAATCGGCGCGCGATCCCGCATTTTGCACGTCAGGCGCTTCGACCGGCGCCGGGGCCATCGGTAACAAGCTGGGGTCTTTGAGCCGAGTAATAAGAAGCCCTACCCCGCGAAGATTAAGCTTGTTCACAGTCTCCCACCACGCAATCACGCGCGGCACGTCCGGCCCAGCGTACTTAAGAGCATCACGCGCCGTGAGCCTCGCACCTATCAACATCTGGCGCCACTGTTCCATTTCCTCTGCGCTGCGTCCATCAATATCGGTGGCATCCAAAACGGGCGAAGAATTCGCATCTTCAACAACGCCGTTGTCTGTTTCGTTTTGCATTGAGTCCACCTCCACTGTTTTGTGGCTCTCTTTGAGCGACGGTCCCGGCTCAGCTTTGACCGGGGATGGGGGGTCAATTTGTTTAAAGAAATAGCCGTTTGAGGTCTGGCGCATCTTGCCGCGTTTCGTAGGTTCAAAGCGGGGATTCCATCCAACCAGTTCGGCGTCAGCGAGAGATTTGAGGGCACGCTTCACCGTCGCCACGCTCAAGCCGGTATCGGCGGCGAGAATCTCATGCGACGGCCACGCAGTAGGGTTACGGCCCATACGGGCGACCAGGGCGGTATAAACCTTGAAGGGGGACGGTTTGAGTTTGGCGCCGTGAGTGCGCAGCCACTGCACATTGAGGCGAATGTGCGCTTTGGTGGGGGGGGAAGGTTGAGCGGGTGTTGACGCCACAGATGGCGCTACGGTAAGATTGGACATAGTGGTTTTCTACGCGGGTAACCGCGTCGTTAACAGAAGGGGTCTAACTTTTGCGGGAAAGTCCCTTCAAACTGAAAGTTGTGTAAAAGCCTGTTTCCCCTGCAAGGGAAACGGGCTTTTTGCATTTACGGCTATTTCTATTGCGGCAATTCGCTGCGAGAGATTAACCATGCGCGCCCGATTTTAGAGCCTTTTAAACGGCCCTCTCTCAACCACTTGCGAACCGTATACGGCGTGGTTTTCAAGAATTTTGCGGCTTCATCAACGGTTAAGAGTTCAGTGGTCATTGTTACTAATCACTCCACAACGGATGATAACATTAGACAACCCTAATTGGCAAATTAGTTTTCCATGCTTGTGAATTGTCAAGTCCCACATACGCCATTCAGCGCCACTCTATCAGCACCCTACCCCTCGCTGAAAACAGGGCGAAACCCTTGATTACTTCGCTTTCATCGCGTCGAGTGAAGAAGGGTAAGCTTTTAACGCAATTTTAATACTTCTTGAAGACATTTGAGCGACAAAGCTATGCAAATCGGTGGATTAGAAATTTCTTAGAAGTAAATTAGTGTTTTTTATTACTGTATAATCCATCACTCATTACGATTACAAAAGGAATTTCGATGCGCGAGGTTGAATGCGTAGTAGCGTCATATGCACAGATGCGGGATTCCTTGGAATCTGCAATTGATTCTGCAATGGTCGCAGAGTTTTACGAGTGGGTTTCGTCGTCACATGAACAGGCTGAACATCAGCTAACCCTGTTGCGTGCCCAGCGGAATCTCCTTTTTCAGCAGCTTTCGGTACGTAACGAATGCCCCTCCAGTGAGGCGTGGTTGAACGTGAATGCCCTGATCGGGTGGGCAGAAGAAAGGCACGCGATGTTCGATGGTTACGCCTATGAAATCACGAGCCTCGATAAAGAAACGCTCGATTTAGATCATCCTGGCGCGGCTTCATTGTGGTTGCGATTTTTGGCTAGTAAGGTTATTTTGCGGGACTAGCCGACTCGGTAGTGAAGCGGGCTTTGATCTCCGCAAGTCGTGCTTCGATGCGTCCGATCCGCGTCACGAAAGCCTCCTTAACGAGTGGGTTGGTGTGGCGATGTTCGAGGATATACGGGACTTGGTTCTCAGTTATCCCTATAAGGCGCTCGATGGTGTCCAGGCTATGAGTCATGGACTGAGCATCATAAGTGGGCTCTTCTGGAAAATCCCATTGCAGCTTTTCGAGTTCCTCCTTATCGCGTCGGTCTGCTTCTAGTTCCCGCTCCGTCGATTCTAGTAAATCGTCGATGCTGGGCGGCGTGGATGGTTCAAACGAGCGGCGTGGTTCTTCAGGCGGCGGCGTGGGTTCCGGTTCTGGTTGCGCTGCTGGGCGCGGCAAAAGCATTTTGATAGCTCCGACACTGGCGCCGCTTTTGACAGCCTGAATCATCTCTTTGCGGACCGCTTTACTAGCTACGCCCTGAATAATTTCAACGTGAGTCAAAACGTCGTTGAACAGTTGGAACAATTCCACTAATTCAGGATCGTCTTTGATTTTCTTCCACACTCGGTAACGGTCCCCTACCCAGGCGGCATTACCCTTTGCGAATTTTTTGAACTGGTTGTCTGCCAGGAATTTTTGAGACCGGCCAAATTCATCAATATAACGAGCGATAGAGCGACAAATCGCGGACAACGACATGAACTCATGTTCGATGTTCTGGGCGTTCTGAATGTCTAAAACCTTCTCTCGGTTTGTGACGTTTTTTACTTCAACATCAGCACGTTCCCATCCCAAATCCTTAATAGCCCAGTAGCGAATCTCCCCATCGATAAGCTGATGGTCCACACCGTTTCGCACTTCATCAGGGGTGCGCGCTGCCATTTCGTCAGGCCACAGCGGGCGCACCTTGAAGGGGTCAAGCTGCCCATCTTTAAGGATGCTTTCCTTCCGACTTTCAATAGCATCTGGCGGGAAATAATCACGCGGCTGCTCGGCGTCGGGCCTGATGCGCGACATGAGCATGGATTGTGTCACACGCGGGGACGCGCCATTGATTGCCTGATCCGCCGCGTCCAACGCTGCCACGTTTCCAGGGCGATGCCCGCCACTATGACGCGGGCCGTAATTTGTCTGTGCCATTATTTGCCTACCATCCGTTCGACTTCCTTACCCAGCGCCCGATATGCGACCGCGCCGGCTGATTTGGGCGCATTCAATACCACAGGGCGCCGCGCCGCAAAAGCCCGCTCGAAATCCATCGTACGCAGAGGTACACACGCCTCAGTTACACCCCACATCGACAAAACACGCGCCGCTGCTATAACCCCCGCGCTGTATGCAGAGCGATCAACGCGGGTGAAAGTAACAGCGGCGATCAGCGATGGGTTTTGCTGTCGAGCCAAATCGATAGTCTCGAAAGTGCGGGCCAAAGATTCCAGCGACGGGCCCAATGGTGTGCAAGGAATCAGCACAAGGTCACTGTGTAAAAAAGCTTTGCCCGTTGCCGTCACGATCTGCGGCGCCGTATCGACAACAACAAAATATCCCTGTGGTACGACGTTCGGCATCGCCGTTAAAAATTCCACACCTTCAATAGAACCCGCGTATTTCATCGCGTCGTGTTGTTGTGAATCCAGGTCCACGACGAAACCCTTCCTACCCGTTTCTGCAAGCGCGGCAGCAAGGTTAACGGTTGTTGCTGTTTTGGTCTGCTCACCTTTTTGAGCGGCAACTATAATTCTCATGGGTTAGGGGTTACCGCTTGTGCGGTTAAGGGAATGCCCGCGTTGTTTTTTAAAAATTAACGCGTTTTTAACACTATTTGCACTTTAATGCGCGCGAATGACTCCGCGTTTAACGCCGCAGATGCGAAGATCATGACCTGGCTTCGACGTGTCAATCTCGATTACCTGGTGCTTTTCGTTCATTGGAATGAGCTTCACAATAGGTGAGTCGTGGCTATAAGTTACTTTCTTAAGTGTCGCCGTAGTGCCCATTGGTCCATCCACAAGGACAACTGCGATTTCGCCGCTGTCGCAGCGTGACTGTTGGCGCACTAGAACCAAATCGCCGTCGAGGATGCCGTCTCCAATCATGCTGTCGCCGGTTGCACGCAAGAGAAAATCCCCCTCTCTGATGGTGTACAAATCCCCCACATTAATGTGGGCTTCAACTTTACCCTCGCCAACTTCTGAAAGGGGACCGCAAGGCACCTCGCCAAAAAGAGGCACAGACTTTGTCTCCCGGCGAATCGCCCGTGCAACCACATCGTTCTCGGAATTCCCCTCGCGGTCCGCGATAGTCGCCAAGAGTTCTGCAATGCTGGGGGTAACCAGAAAGTTTTTGCGCGAAGTCTTAGTTTCTTTACGCGCCTTCGAATTTGTGTTGTCTGCCATAAAAGTGGCACGGCTGACGGGTGTTGTGTTCATTTGTACGCCTCAGTAGACGGGCTTGTGTCTATTGTAGCGTATAACCCTGCGTGTCCACAAGAGTAAGAGTCAAAATTATTTGTGTGGACAAGACAGAGGGTTATGGTTATAATTTTCATAGAGCGATGTATAATCCGATGTATAAAAATGAGTCGGAAAATACGTTGCCTTTAAAGGGAGGTTTTAATGGCAGAGAAACTTCAAAAGGCGCGAGACCTTGCCCCATTGTTCGGGATTAAGCCCGACACGATTTACAAGTGGCGAAGACGCGGAAAGCTGCGAGGCTACACCGTAGATGACTCAAGACTTTTGAGATTCAAAGAATCTGAAGTGCGCAAGTGCTTCGAGACCGCAAAAAATTAAAGCCCGTCGATCTAGAGAATCGACGGGCCAGTTGGGAAACAAAACTCAACTGAGATTTTACCGCCTTAGCTTTGCAGAGGCAAAAGAGAAACAAAATGAAGCCTTTCTCCCCTGGTGCCTACATCGCACCACCCCCTACTCTCCAACTACTCACCTTCACGCTCCATCAAATGACCGTCGCAGTACCCAGCACTTTCACTTGCCTCAAGTGCCAAGTGGCAAAACCATGGGCTAACTTTGGGAAAGACCCTCAAAAGAAAACAGGTCACCGGCCTTATTGCAAGGAATGTGTAAGTGCCAGCCAAAAGACACCAGAGGCAAAGGCAAAGCGAAATGCGAAATTAAGGCAAAAGACGATAGATCGTCAAAATGCTACGCCGAAGCTGCTTGACAAAACTGAATTAATGATTGGATTGACCTTTGGCCGTTTAACGGTGTTGTCGCGTGGGGAGCCAGTAAAGAATTGCAGGACAACCGTTGTGTGCCGCTGCCTTTGCGGGAAAGAAATTACCCGCCCGGCTTCTGTCGTTCGTCTAGGTCGCACCGTTTCGTGTGGGTGCTATCGAAATGAGAAAAGAGAAATGGCAAGAATAAAACGTGCCTCAAAAAAGAAGCGTTTCCTGCATGGGCACAATCGAAATGCTCCAACGCCTACATACATGTCCTGGAATGCCATGCGTACTCGTTGCGTGAACCCGAGCCACGTTGCATATAAGCACTACGGCGGACGGGGAATCACCGTCTGCGAACGATGGAATGACTTCTCATTGTTCTTGGCAGACATGGGAGAGCGTCCTGAAAATACTTCCATTGACCGTATCGATGTGAACGGCAATTACGAGCCGGGTAATTGCCGTTGGGCTGACGCCAAAACGCAAGCAAGGAACAAGCGTAAGTCACAGGCAGGAGGGTCAAGATGAACAAATCGCCCGAACTCAAATGTTTTTGCCTTTGCAAAATAGAGGTGTCTATTCCTTCTGCGACACGTGATCGCTCTTATCGAGTGGTCTTTGCTGGCGTAGAAAAACCCCGTTGCCAGTGTGAAAGCTTTCATGCGAGAGGTATTTGTCGTCATCAAAATGAAGCAAGTGATTTCCTCTTCTCGGAAGCTGGCCTTTGGGAATCGCTGGAATTGCTGACGCCTCAATTGACAGCCCTTGAAAACGCTGTGCCTGACTCAGTGGATTTTTACCGCCTTCGCGCTTTGGAAGCACTCCATGACGAAATCGCCGGTCGCTTTGGCGAGGTCGAGTTCGGCACTTCGGCCCCAACGGTAAATTGCCCCTGCGGAAACAGCTTTGCCGGAACTGGGGACACGGTTTGTCATCGCTGCAAAATCACAGTGCGCGAAGCATGGAACACGTTTAAGGCGTCTCCGGTCGAGCAGGGCGAATATGACGACAGCGACCCGTTTGCCGATGATTCCGACACGAATTTCAATGGGCTATCCCCCTCCGCTGCTGCTGCTGCTGCTATGATGCAGCAACCGATCAAGCCTCAATCTTATTACGCGTCGTTTTTGTCGGCTTCTCTGGTGATGGAATCGGGGAGGGTGGCAGCATGAGCAGCTTTCCAAAATGCTCAAATTGTGGCGGTTTGATTATCGGGCACATCTGGCCCAACCGTTCATGCTATGATTGCCACGAACTCGAAACCGAAGATGGTGAGGTGACCAACCACGAGCGCATCCGTTGCCCAAAATGCGGGCATCAGGAAGATGTTTTTGAGTCGGAAAAATACCATCTAGCGAAAGAGGACGGCGGCGAAACGAGTTGCGGTGAATGCGGACACGATTATTTTGTCAACTGCTACATCACTTACACCTTCACCAGCCCTGAACGTATCCAAGACGTGCCCGCCGCTTCCGGCAAAGGAGAACCCTGCGATGCAAGGCGTTAACACCCAACCCCGCCAACTCACGCGGGACCGCGAACTTCCTGCCTTCCATCGCTGCGACGTTTGCCGCGCACGGATGATTCAGGATGGGCCGCTGTTGTCCTGTGTGGCCTGTTTCGAGACGCGGTATTTCACACCAGTTCAACCCCACGAAAACGAGTAATTCAAATGACCCTTTACGAAATATCCAACAAGCGCCGCGCCGACTTTGACCGCGTGCATGAGCTGCTAGAAGAGTTGCAGGGCGATGTGACTGATCCCGAAGTTGGCGCCCTTATCGACGAGCTTTTGACGGGCACCGATGATGATTTGAAATCGAAGGTTGACGACTACTGCGCCCTCATCAAAGAAGAGGAAGCCACCGCACAAGCACGACTCACGGAAGCGGCACGACTCACTTTTCTGGCACAAACCAACAGCAATCTCGTGGTTCGACTCAAAGAGCGTTTGAAGATGTTCTTTGAAGATCACGACATTCAGAAGATCGAAACGCCGCGCTTTAAGCTGAGCATCGCCAACAATGGCGGCAAAGTTCGGTTGATTGTGCCCGACGACCTCGACGTTAACCAGTTGCCGGAGCAGTTCCAAAAACTGATCCCCGCCGTTGTGACAGTCGATAATGAGGCTATTCGTCAGGCACTTGAGTCGGGCGAAACGGTAGACGGCTTTGCGCTAGCACCGCGCGGAACACGTCTCGCCATTAAATAGCCTCTAACCGGGGCACTGAGCAGCGTTAAGACGCTGTGTGGAGAAACCAAATGAATATCGAAGTCAAAGAAATCACGCCAGAACTGGCAACCGAAATGATGAAGATGAATACAGGCAATCGCCCGATTCGTCAGAGCCGCGTTACCGAACTGGCACGCATTATGAAGGCTGGTGAGTGGCGCTTGAACGGCGAAGCTATCAAGCAGAACGGCTCCCGCCTGTTGGACGGTCAGCACCGCTTGCTGGGCGTAATCGAATCCGGCGTTACGATTCAATCACTCGTCGTCTCCGATTTGCCGACTGATGTTTTCGGCACTTTGGACGGTGGCACCGCGCGGAATCATGCTGACTTTCTGGCTGTGCTGGGCGAGAAAAGCTGCAACGTCCTCGCGGCTGGACTTCGCCTTGTGAATATGTACGAAACGGGGCGTATGCGCCGCCGCGTGGTCTATTCAAATACGGAAATGGGGGGGCTAGTCAAGCAACACCCCGATATCCGCCAGAGCGTTTTATTCTGTGATTCCCGCCGTCGTCTGGGCAACGTCACCACGTTTGTGGCGTGCCACTATCTCTTCGCACAGAAGGACCGCGCCGCCGCTGACGCTTTCATTAACCAGCTCGTTACGGGAACCGATTTGCCCGCCAACGATGCCGTCTATTTGCTCCGTGAGCGGATTTTGGCAGACCGTCTCGCTAAAGAAAAGCTGTCGAAGGTTTACGTTATGGCGCTCGTTATCAAGGCGTGGAATTTCCGGCGCCAGGGCAAGAGCATTAAAACCCTTCAATTCCGCGAGACAGGCGACACGCCCGAATCGTTCCCGGTTGTTATTTAGGAGCGCCATGACCTACCAAACCCTCTATCTGGCCTCACTGCTCACCTTAGCCCTCTGTGGCATCAATCCGCCCCAAAGCGTACGCAGTGCCGCCGATACCGCCTCTTGTGCTGTCATTGTCGGCTATGCAGCCCTGTGCGATTATCTGAAATGGTTAGCGGCGATAACCGGCGCGTTGGTGTTATTGGCGGTTGCGCTGTTCGTGGATCGGATCACGGCAACCGTCTGCTTGAACGAAGTCGAATATTACCGACCTAACGAAATGGCGGACGAGCAGCAATATGTGCCCGCTGAAAAGGTGGCTAAGGCGGCTTAGTCGAATCCCTGAAAGGAATAGATCATGTCTCAAACTCAAATCGAAAAGTACGCAGCGCCGCAAGCTCAAATATCACTTGCGGACGTTGATAAATTCGCCCGCGCCTTCTACGAAAGCGGGTATTTCACCGACCTGAAAAGCCACGCACAGGCGACGGTCAAAGTTTTGGCGGGCCGCGAGATGGGCATCGAACCTTTTGCGGCAATGGCTGGAATCCACATCATCAAGGGCAAGCCCAGTGTTGGCGCTGGTCTCATGGCACAAAAGGTCAAAGAGTCCGGCAAGTACGATTATCGCATTCGCCAGCATGATGCAACGATTTGCGAGATCGAGTTTTTTCAGCGCGGCGAATCGCTCGGCTTCTCCAAATTCACCATCGATCAGGCAACGCGGGCCGGAGTTCAAAACCTCGATAAGTGGGCAGAAAACATGCTCTTCGCTCGTGCCATGAGCAACGGTGTGAAGTGGTATACGCCCGACGTTTTTACCTGCTCCGTCTATACGCCCGAAGAAATGGGCGCCGTGGTCAATGAGGAAGGAGAACCCGTCGCGCTTCCTGCTGTTGCAGCTTACGACCCGATGAATCATTTCAGCGCCCAGGACAAGGACAACGCCGAATTATTCCAGGCCGTAGCCGAAGACGCCGCCGAAAGTTTCCCCGACATCAACTTGACGGCATCAACCGAAGATTTGCGCGCCGTGCTGCAAGATTTAAAGGATCGCCAGATCAAGCACCCCCAGAAAAAGGCTCTGGTAGAAGAACTGACGCGCCGGGCCAAAGAACTGAAGGCCGCTGAAGCGCAAGCCGAAGCCACCGTGCCCGAAGTTGTTGAAGGCGCCTCCGCTGACCGCTGGAACGCCATTGATTCAAAAGCCCAGCAGTTCCCCGCTTACGTCAAATTCTTGGACGCTTGCGGTGCGCGCGGTCTGCATTTCGCGCAAGATTCTGACATTTTGGCCTTCGAAAACGCAGCCACTGACAAAACGGGATTTGCTATCGCCGCCGATGATTTGGTCGAAACCGATTGGTCAGAATGGGCGGGCATGGTCGCAAACAATGAACTGAGGTGGGACGGATGAGCAGCGCCAAAGCCATCCACGATGACCCGTCAATAGCGCGCGAAGCGCAGCGAATCCGCGCCGCAAAAGCGACACAGGCCCGCCAGTTCGAATCATGGGACGCGCTCCTAAAAACGCCCGCGTTTCAGGATTACACGGCGCATCGCGGCCTTGAAATCCGCAACGTGTTGGAAGGCTTGCCCTACGCGCCAGAAGCGGAAATGTCGTGCCTGGGTGCTATGATGCTTTCGGGCCGCGCCTGTCGCCTTGCACTCTCGGAGCTGCGCCCGCCCTGTTTCGGCTTTTCCTTTAATCGCGTGATTCTGACCGCTTGCGCTGTCATTAATCAGCGGGCGTGCCGGGGAGAAAGAATCAAGGTGGATTTCCCCACCGTTGCTTCTCAGATACGGCGTGGCAAAGAGTATCAGGAAGGGATTTTAGACCACGCGAAGGAGTGCATCGAAGCGTGCCCTTCGGCGGTCAATGTGCGTGCTTATATCCGCGAAATTCAGGAATGCTCACGGCTTCGGCACCAGATCGAACTCAGCGAAATCATGCGAAGCGCGGCGTTTGGCGGTGCCCATCCTGGTCAGATAATCAACGCGACCCGCAAGGCGCTGGATACCATCGAGCAACGCAGCTACTGCGATTTGAAAGACGTTTTTGAAAGCTGCAAATAAATATCATGTCCACAATTACTCCTAAATATTTCGACTACAACTCTCTACCAGACCGCGACACGCGCGCTTTTCTGCGCAAGCAAGCAGCCTCCGGTAAAGAGATTTTAAAGCGCACCCTCCAGGGCGTTTGGGAAATGGGCGCCCTGCTCGTGGCGGTGCGCGAAAAGATTCCCTACGGCCAATTCAGCGAATGGATTGAAGTCGAATTTGGAATGTCGCGGCGCTCGGCATATCGGTTTATTGGCGTGTTTGAAGCCGTCCCCGATTTGCCCCAGTTGTGCCAAAATGGCACAACTGACGTTTCCGCAGGGGCCATTTATCGGCTTCTGGAAGCCGATATTGACGAAGAAGCCCGCGAAGTTGGTATTTCACTTATTGCCTCTGGAGACCTAAAAACAAGAGCCGATGCCAATGCGTTTGCGGAAGCCGCGAAGCCACCAAAACCCGCCGAGACTGCGCCCGAAATTGAACCCGATACCGACGACGATTTCGACGACACCGACCCTTTTGCGGAGATGGATTTGGAGACGCCCGACGCCTCGACACCCGGCGAAAGCATCGAAGAAGAATTGCCGATCAGCGAAGGCGAGGCATCGCAGTATTTCGATGAAGACGACGAGCCCGAAGAAGAGGAAGCGGCGCCGGTTGTGGCTACACCTGCGCCAGTCAAAAGCGCAAAGCCCGACACTTTGAAGCAGAGAGTGAAGGACGCCGAAGTCTTGCACGACACGCTCGACAGTAACCCTATCGAAGCGGAAATGAGCGACGATGACTGGCTGGAAAGCCTGCCGATTTTCCGAGTCCTCAAACAAAAACAGCATCGCGGAATTTTCGTGAAGCGCGACCTTCTTGCGATACGCACTTTGCTCGTTGCCCTCAATGCGTTTGAACATCACGCCCGCCGCGCCTTCGACTTCAAGAACCCCACTGGCACACCGGCCGAAACCCGCGTCGTAGCCGCTGCCGCCATGCCTCGCCCTCTTGACTGGCAACTCTGTGCGCCTTGCCGGGGCAACGGCTGCGGGCGCTGCGCTCATGCCGGATATGACCTGACTGGCGCCGGAATTTCGCCCCTGCGCGTCGAATCGGGAGAAGTAACGTTATGAATTATTCCGAAACCTATGGCCGGATTCCTGGTGCTATCACGCAGGAATTGGGGGGTCTCTTTGGGAACCTCCCCGCTGTGTCACCGCCCGAAGAAGTAGACGATGAAATCTTTGATTTGCCGTGGGAACCGCAGCCCGTTCACGCCGAAGCCCCGCCAGAACCTGACGCCGAATTTTCAGATGAGGAAATTCTCATTGAGGATGAAAGCGAGGCGCCAATTAAAGCGGGGAGTGTCGTACTACGCGATTACCAAGAACGCTGTGTTACCTCAGTCCTCCGCGAATTCAAAGACGGAACCAAAAGCACCCTCGTAGTGAGTGCGACCGGCACCGGCAAAGGGCCAATGATAGCCGCGCTTGGCAAGCGTGCCGCCGATAAAGATCATGGCGTTTTAATCCTTGTTCACCGCGACGAATTGATAACCCAGTTGGTCAAGAGCGTTGGGCGCGTCGGCATCGTTGCCTTAAAAGAGAAGGCAGGGGACCGGGCGCTTGGCGGCTTTGGTTTTCTTTCCAAGGTGGTGGTTGCGTCGGTTCAAACGATGCGAGGCAAGCGATTGGAGCAGTGGCCCAAAGACGCTTTCAAGTTGGCGATTATTGATGAGTGTCATCACGTTGTTGGTCAATCCTATAGAGATGTTCTCAATCATTTCGGTATGCAAGAAGGCCGCTTACGTGTTGCCGGATTTACAGCGACCGCAGACCGTCTCGATAAAGAAAACATCGGGCAAGTTTTTCAGTCCCTGGCTTTTGAATACAACATCAAAAGCGCGACTCAGGATGGTTGGCTCGTTCCTATCGAGGCCATCCAATTAAAAACCGATCCGCCCATCAATTTGAAGGATTTGCGCACGACTGCGGGCGATTTGAACCAGGGCGATTTAGAACGCGAGATCAACCAAAATATCGGCGTACTTGTTAATTCTTTGGTTGACACCAACGCGCTGGAAGGACGCCGCACTATTTGCTTCACGCCCAATGTTTCATCGGCGCGGGCAATGGCGCAAGCACTCAGTGATGTCGGTATTTCGGCGCAAGCTGTAGCGGGCGCCGATTCTGACCGCGCCCAAAAGTTTGCTGACCACCAGGCTGGAAAATTCCAGGTGCTTTGCAACTGCGCTGTTGCCACTGAGGGCTATGACGACCGGCGTATTCAAGCTGTGCTAATTTGCCGTCCTACCAAGAGCCGCGCGCTCTATTCGCAGATGGTGGGGCGTGGTACTCGTCTACCCGAAGAAGGCGATCCCGAAAAAAAGAATTGCCGCGTGGTGGACTTTGCGTTTTTGACGGGTAAACACCAACTGGTTTCGCCCGTTGACCTCTACGATAACAGCGAGACGCCAGATGAGGTCGTGGAAGCCGCGCGGAAGATATTGGCTTCTGGTGGCGCCCAATCGCTCGATTTGGCCCTTGAATCGGCGCAAATGGAGTACGAGGAAACCCGCCGCGTTCGTATCCAGCGGCGCGTGGTTTCGGTGAAGGCTTCAAAGTTCGATCCGTTGACCGCGTGCGACATTTACGGCATCGCCCAGAAGGCGGGCGCCGTCTGGGAAAACACGACGCCATGCAGCGAAAAACAGGCGCTTTATCTTCAAAAACGGGCGATTTCCACCGAGGGAATGACCAAGGCTACAGCGTCCAAACTCATCTCCAAAATGGAGTCGAGGAAGGAGCATGGCTGGGCCAGCCCGTGGCAGGTGCGCGACCTCATTCAAAACGGCCTTGACCCGCAGGCCGCCGTGGGAATGCGCGAAAAAGAGGCGGCGTCTTACCTCGCCTCGAACCCGGTTATGGCAACGGACGGACAACAGAAAATGATGCGATATTTGGGCGTTCCTGCTGCCGAGATAGCCACTATGACCAAACGCGACGCAATGGCCCGCATTGCCGCCTTGAAATCGCCGGATGGGGCATGAAATGAGCGTTAAGGTCATGGCGCAGGTCTGGGAGTGCGACCTGCCGTTCAACAAAGCCTGGGTTTTAATGGCGATGGCTGACCATGCTGACCATGAAGGCAAAAACGTTTTTCCAGCACTTCCGCTCGTCGCGTGGAAAACGGGTTACTCCCATCGCCAGATAAAACGCATCGTGGCCGATTTGCGCGACGACGGAATCCTGTTGCCCTACGATCAGACCGCTTTCGGCGTGAAGATTTACGAGATTAAGCTGGAGCATATTCCGCGAAAACCGAAATACGTTCCGCCAGAAAATGGAAGGCCGGAAGGCGTGCCGGAAAATGCGCCGCGAAAACAGGGGGGACAATTTGTCCCTGGGTTCTATGTCCCCCATAACCATCAGTCTTCTATTAATAACAGTGAGAGTAGTGGAGTAACTGTTACTTCACTTAACAGTAAAGACAATTATCAATTTCCGAAATCTGAAAACGCTCACGATTTCGATGAAGGGCTATTTGGAGAGGGCGCAGTTTGGTGAACCGCCAGAGCGCCGATGAAAAGCCTGAACCCGTGGGAAACCAATTCCCGCACCTAACCACCTTCCCCCTGGGGAGTTAATGGAGAGATTGAACGATGAAAGAACTCAAACACCCAATTTTGCCCAGCATCTTGGCTCTGCTCATAAGCCAAACTGAGGTCACCGAAACAGCCGTAAAGCTGACCTGCAAGCAATTGGACCGCGCTGATTACGCAGCTGTGAATGAAGTGCTAATGCGAATCGGCGGCAAATGGAACGGCTCCAGAAAAGCGCACCTGTTCCCGTTCGACCCACGCCCGCTCTTTGCGGCTGTCGTCGAAAGCGGGATGATGCCCGCCAAGAACCCGTTGGCGTTCTTCCCGACGCCTGATGCCGCAGGTGACAAGCTGTTCGCGATGATTAAAGAAGATTGCCTCCCAGTGAGTGGCGCGCGTGTTTTGGAGCCTTCCGCAGGACAAGGCGCCTTGGTTGATGCTTTCCGGCGATGGTCCGAGTCATGGCAAATCGACTGTTGCGAGATGAATGAACTGAATCGGCGCGTGCTGGAATCGAAGGGCGTGAATTTAGTTGGCGAAAACTTCCTTGAATATCGACCTGATCACAAGTACGACCTGATTCCGATGAACCCTCCGTTTTCGGTGGAAGGCGATAAGAAAGCTTGGATAACGCATATCGAACACGCCTGGTCGATGTTGGCAGATGAGGGGCAAATCGTGGCCATAACGCCCAAGTTTGATTTCCAAAGCGATAAGAAAACTGTGGCCTTTCGTGAACTTGTTTCAGATTACGGCAGCGTTTTAGACGTTCCGGCAAAGGCGTTTGTTACCAGCGGTACGAATATCCCGACGTGCTGCGTTCATCTGCACAAGACAGCTACGCCGCGAGAAAGAACGGAGCCGTTGCCCGAAGAGCCGAAAGCCTCTGTCAAGATCGAGGCAGAAGAAATTGGCACGCCGGAAGAAATATTAAAAGAGATTCGGGCATGTATGCGAGAAGCCGACAAAGCCTTTTCCAGCCTCGAAAAAATGATAAAGGACTGCCGCCCATCTAAGCCAGTCGCAGAGTCTCCGCTTCAAATGGAGATGTTCGCATGAAAACCCCTAACCCCATCGAGCGCGAGACGTTGCTGGAACGGCTGAAGCCAGAGGAGGCGAGATGTCCCGGCTAACCAAAAACGACCTACGCCAAATCCTCGCCACGAATCAAGCAGCACCCCCAGAAGCCCAAAACCCCGCTATCGAAGAACTGATCGAGGAAATCCTGGTATCGTGGCGAGAGAGGGACGGCGCAAAGAGGCGCGCTAACTATCGAGTCACTGTAGAGCGCGATCACTGGCGCGATGTTGCCCTAGACGCCATAGCCAAGACGAAGGGGCTAGAAAGCGCCTCAGACGTGCCACAGCCGCGTAATCCACGTGTTAACCACCCCAAGAGGGCAACGTGGCCGGAAAGGGCCTAGAAGAGCCATGAAATACACCATGACCCTAAAGCTCGTGACTTCGATGTGCCCCTGGTGCTGCGAAGCTCACGAACACATGGCGAGACGGGAAATGAAGCTGCACCTCTGCTCCGACGAGTGCCGACGCGCTCAAGATGCCGAACGTAGCAAGATGCGCTACGCCGCGATGATTGCTTACCAGCCGGTCACTGAGCCGCATGAGCCTCAGACCAGTTATTTTGTGCGAATGAGGCAGCGTAGATTTTGAGAGTCACAAAATGAAAAATTCAATCTTAGTTGGAGATGTGCGCAAGCGTGGTCTCGAAATCCCCGACAATTCGCTAAATTGCGTGGTTACGTCGCCGCCCTATTACAACCTTCGGAATTACAATAACGCCGCGCAAATTGGTCTTGAATCGACGCCAGAGGCTTATGTGGCGGAACTGGTGGAAGTGTTTCGAGATGTGCGGCGCGCGTTGCGCAAAGACGGGACTTTGTGGCTGAATTTAGGGGACTCTTACGCGGGTTCTGGCATGGGGAAGCAAGGCAGGCACGCCGAAGCGTCAGCGTGCCCCGATAATGGCAGCAAGAACAAAGCACCAGGCTTGAAAGCAAAGGATTTAATCGGTATTCCGTGGACGGTTGCTTTTGCCCTGCGTGCTGATGGTTGGTATCTCCGCTCTGAAATCATCTGGCACAAAAGGAACCCGATGCCAGACAGCACCAAAGACCGCCCGACTAAGGCGCACGAAACCCTGTTTTTGCTCAGTAAGAGCTCGAGTTATTTTTATGATGCTGACGCCATAGCGGAACCCGTTGCCGATGCCACGAGCGACCGTTGCTCAAGCGGGAAGGCTCCCCGTTTTGGGGGCACAAAATACGGCGATGATGGCGCGGAAATCCACAGAACGAAGTCAGGTAATTCATACCGGCCACAGCTGGCCCGCGCCTACGAAATCGCAAAAGAAAAGGGGCTGACTCAGGCGCACATAGACGCGATTCGCTCAGTCGGAATGTGTGACGCGGGTAAGGCTCAAGTGACGCAAACGGGTTTTGGGAAAAACACTCCTGCCGTTATGGAACTTGCCGCTGAAGCGAAAGAAGCCTTGAACGGCTATTATCGGGAATTTCTAAGCGGACTAACACGGAATCGACGAACGGTTTGGACACTGGGGAGCCAACCTTACAAAGGCGCTCACTTCGCCACTTTCCCGCCTAAATTGGTCGAGCCGTGCATTTTGGCCGGATGCCCTGACGGTGGCCTTGTTTACGATCCGTTCGGCGGCGCTATGACTACCGCGATGGTCGCGCAGCGGCTGGGCAGGAATTTCCTAGCGTGCGAATTGAACCCTGATTATGCCGAAATGGGACGCCAGCGCGTTCTCTACGACAACCCGATGTTTAATGAATGCACGCTCATTTAGCAACACACAGGCCGCAAGCCGCACCACGAGTGCGCATGTCGCCAACATTTCGGTGTTACTAATTGAGCCTAGAGACGTTTGAGCGGCATAACACGGCGGGTAATGCCGAGAGGTAAATTCTATGCCCGCCGTGTTCTTTGAAATCCCCTAATCCCCTTCTGGTTCGAGGGTGAGGGCGTGTTTGGTTGCGTCCTCTTCTTCGGTGGTTTTGCGGGGGCGGCCACCTCTGGCGCCGTTGGCCTTTGAAGACGCGGCTTTCTTCTCGCTTTTGCGCTTACCAAGAATCGCCATTGCCGCAGAAAGCATCTCTTTCTCTGACAAATCATCGATGCTTAATGTCTCAATATCGGGCAATGGAGATTTAGGAGGATTCGTAAGAAAATCTTGCCACCACGCGCGGAGTGATGGGTTTACATTAGCGATCATGAACCCACCTGAATGAGCAGATTTTCGCATATTGCATGGGAAACAAGCGACCACGAGGTTATGGTAATCGTTTCCGCCGCCCGCCGTGACAGGCACAACGTGGTCAATTTCTATTTCGCGAGGCAAAAGAGACTAGGTAGGGTTTTCATTTGGTTTTGCTTTGCGTGGTCCCTTATCCCATCGAAGACTTTTGCACTTGGGGCAAAGAGCGGGGCGCTCAGTCGAACGAGGAAACCAGGTGTGACCACAGATGAGGCATTTGAGTTTGGAAATAGATTCTTTCATGCTCATCATTCTACAAAATATTTTATCATAAGTCGCCTTGAAACTCTACCTAAGAGACGACCTATAGGTTATAATTAAATGTAGAACGAGAGCGAAGGAATTTATTATGCAAACCCTCAATACCCTAAACCGTGACCAGATCAGCAAAGTGGTGTGCGAAGCTACTGTTAAGGCGGAATTAGTCGCCCGTCGTCTCGATGTACCTGTATTTTGTGGAGGCAAGCCAGAAGTTGCCCCCTCAATCTGGGCACTGGTTGGCGTTGGACAGGAAATTTCAAACTGGTGCTGCGAGAGTCGCTTTACTCTCAAGCAGCTTCGTTCTGTTGCTCAGGATTACTTGAGAAAAGTGGAGGTGCTGATGTGAAATTGATTCTCAAGCGTCAAGTCGTTATCAAGAATTGCGCTCAGGATTTTGGGTTAGGGCCCGGCGTTGTCTCAAAAGATGAAGCGCACTTTGACTTGCCCGATTCGCTTAGTGAGTACGACAAGCGGCAACTCTTCTTTCAGATTCAGGAGAGCAGTTTCGAAATGATGATGGAAGTCGTTACAGTTGAAACGGAAGAAAGCCGATCTAGTGATGTGACTTTCGACGCAATTTTCCCTGACGAAAAAATTAAGCTATAAGAGCGACTGACTAACTCCCCCACACCCTAGGAAGGATTAACGATGCGAATTGATGTGACACAACACCAAATAAATGTTGGCGACCCCACAGAGGGTGCCGAGAATGCTCTGGCCTTGGCGATTGGCGCGGTACTTCTGCCGCGTTACGAGGCGCACGTGGCTATGGGCGAACTCGCTGTTTACGACAGGGAGGCGAAGAGATGGATTGACCTCGATGACCTGACGCTGCCAGACGAAGCGATTGAGTTTGATGAAAAATGCAGTTGGGATACCGAATCGGTAAAGCCGTTCTCATTTGAGCTAGAAATCCCACCTGCCCTACTGCGGCAGGAGTAAGAGACGATGTCCTATCAAGAATTTCGCAAGCAGTTTCCAGCGAAGCGCCATTTTCAGGGCTACGACTCCGCAACGCGGGCGAGGGCTACTGGAATGAGGAAGATGGCTTTCACACCCCCGCGACCTTCGGGCCTATTACGTGGCCGAGAACTACCCATTGGATGCCGCGCGCTGCTCCCTCTGCCCCACCAACCACCGCTGCGGAGCCTGATTTAAGTGAGGTGAACGATGGGTAAATGGTTCCACGCCCACCTTGACATTGAAGGCGTGCTTAAAAACCACGACCTGAACCAATGGCGAGGCGCATGTCACGGCGACGAAGGGAATTACTTGTCCCCTGACGAAATCCGAGAGCGATTCAAGGCGAATCTCGCACAGGGCGTCAAGGTTTTACCCGTTGGCTACACCGAAAAGGAATGTCCCGATTTTGATTACGCTGGCGGCGCTTGCCCCGGCCATGAGGTAAAACCCGATGAATGAACAACTGATAGCCGATATTAAGCAGCAAATCACCTATGAAAATGGAGTGATCGCGATTCACGGAACTGTGCCTTCTGCGGATGACAGAGCAGCGTGTGACCATGCTCAAACCATCATTGATTTGCTCACACGCTGCAGAGCCTCGCTTCACCTTCGTGATTTGCAGGATGCCTCCTTAGTGCCAGAAGTCGAAGTGCCCGCTGATCTACAAGAAGTGTTTTGTGTCGCCAGTAATGAAACGTTGTCTTTCCTTCACGCCGATTTAGTTCACGTCGCAGCGGCCCGTGCTGAAGCTTTGGACTGTGAACCTTATGAATCAAAAATACCGCGTGAGCTCTATATGCGTGAAATCGTGGAAATGCAAAAGTTTTTACGAGCACACAGGGAGAATAATTGATGCCTGACCTCGATGCAAAAACAGTGATAGCGAGGGCGAAGGAGTTGGGCTTCACCTGGCTTGTATTTTCCAAAGCGGCTGGCTGGCGTTTTGAATCTAGCTATCCGCTGTTTAGTGAAGATGACTCAGCAATGCCACTATCGGTGGAATATATTGAATTTTATGTAAAGCGTGCTCTCGCTTCTGGTGTGACGTTCCCCGAACTTTGGCCTAAAACTGATGGTACGGCGTTAATCGCCGAAGGGGGATACGATGGAAGCTAACAATCAATCAAATATTTACGTGCCTGGAATAGGCGAATCAATTTCACAGTCTTGCAAGGCAGCGGTGGCTCAAGCCAGAGAGATTAATGCCCCAGTGTCGTTTACGTTCAACGACATGGAGATGCGGGCACAGCCTGATTCGACGCCTGAAGGCTTAGTTGATGATTGGAACAGGCGCATGGAAGCTGCGCGCAAAGCTTGGCAGGAATCGCCTGAGGGCATCGCATACGAGCAAAACCGACTCGCCGAAATTGCAAAGGCTCAGGCGAAAGTAAACGAACTCGAAGAGAAGCTTAATTCGGTTTTGCTCGATCAGGGAATGGATGAGTTAATGGAGTGGGTTGCGGAGTTCACTTCCAACACCGACTGGGTTGGCGTTACATTCGATAAAGAGTTCGTGATTGGGGCTTTTGAGCATGTGGGATTTAAGGAAAATTGGCACGTCGGAAAGCCACCGGAATGGTTTGACACTCGCCAGAAGTTAGGGCAGTACATCGTCGGGCAAATGCTAGACGGCTATAAAAATCACGGTTGTGTCCCGCAGATAATCGCCTACTGGTGCCAAGAAAAATATCTGGAGCTAACCCCATGACCCATCCCAACCCCAAGTGCGTAGAGGGCGCACCGCCTGTTGTAATGGGCTTTGATATGTCTGTGGCCCGAACTGGCTGGGCCGTTGGCGACTTGGACGGCATCACATCAGGCGCTCAAGAGTTTCACATCAAAGGCAAAGAAAACCCCGCGCTCCGCTTCCATCGTTTCGATAAATGGGCAGAATCCACACTACTGCTTCAGAAGCCCGATGTGGTTATCTATGAGAAGAATAACTACGCGTCCATGAAATTCAGCCAGTCGATATATTGCTCTGTGAGTCTTTCCAATCGCTTAGACGTGCATTGCGCGCTGTTGGGAATAAGAACCGTCGAAGTGATGCCGAACGCGCTCAAACTGGCCTTTACGGGGTGTGGAGGCAAAGACCCGAATAAGTTCCGCATGAAGAAGCGCGCTGCCGAGTTGTGGCCCGACTACGACGCCGAAAAGGACGTTGGCGGCGACATCGCAGATGCGAGGGCACTCGTTTGGTGTTGGCAGAATAAGCCGGAGATATTTGAGGCAAAACCGAAGAAGGCCAAGGCGCCAAAGGCAAAGGTGAAGGCATAAGCAATCAAAAATATAGAGTCGTCTTTCTGCGAAGTCGATGCGTTGCGTGGCTATCGTATGCGCACCCGCGATGGAAATGCCGCATTATGGCGTGGCTTTGGGGGTGGGGCGCCACAGAAAATACGGCCCTCGTTCTTCAGGATTGGTCAGGGCGTGTTCCTAAAATAGAAATCTGGGACAAAGAGCCAGAGCAATCGGCAGAGGATATTCTGGCGGGCTCACTGCGCTGGATCGTTGATACCTACAGCCATGATGATTTACCGCACGCAGAAGGAGTCGCCTGTTTTGTGTGCGTGGCTCAAGAAGCGCTCAAGAAGGCGGCTGTGGCTTCCCCTGACGAGGCCAAAGGAGGAACAGAGTGAGCGAAGCGATATTTCGCGCCTTGTGCGCCATGATGGCAAAGCCGGAAATTCCAGTTCCTGATATTGTCCAGCGGCGTTATTGTCTGCATTATCGCTGGCAAGACGGCCCAGAACTTGTGAATGATCATGAAACAGGCACGTGGTATTATCGCCATGCGTTTGCAGGGGCCCAGCCTATCAAATCGGTTGAACATTTGAACGAAATGTTTCAAGGATTTTTACCATGCTGACTAACGCCCAACTCCTCGCCCTCACTGGGTTGACCATCCAGCAAATGAATGGCGCATTCTGCGTGTGGCTCAATAAGCGGGTATCGGGGCGCCATTACACCGCCTACCCTGATGACTACGAGCAGATTTCCGAAAGCGTAATGGACGACTCGGTGGCGCTGTTTACTGACTCCCGCGATTCGATGGCGCTTGTTACTGATGCCATGACAACCGAAGAAATCGAAGCTTTGAATGTTCAACTCAGGATTCTGCACGCCAAGGATGCTGAAAAGGGCTGGGCTTCTTTCGGAGCGTGGCTAATCAAATTGAAGCCCTTCCCGCTCTCGGTGTCTGCCGTGCTGGCCTTGCGGCTGGGGGTGAAGGAATCGTGAACCGTTTATCCCAAACTGCTCTTTATGCTCTGCGAAGAATGAGTCAAGGGTGGGAATTGGTTAGCGTCCCCAATGGCCCATTTCGCTTGATGAAAAGTGGTCGACCAGGGTGTGCGGTCTACATGGATACCTTTTCAAATATGAAAGGAAATGACGCGATTAGGCGGTCGACCAGCGGAAAATACGAACTTACGGAAAAGGGACTGGCAGCACTTGAATGTGCTGAGGGGGCAGAGCGTGGCAAATGAAAAACAACCAGAAACGTTTCAAGAATTGATTGACCAACAGCGCCGTCGTCAAGGCATTGCGCAGCAAGAAGAGGCGTTGAAGTCGCGGGAATTACACCGCTGGCTACAAGACCGCGCCCGCGAACAGCAGTAGAGAGCAAACTCATGAGCAACCCAATACCCGAACCCCTACCCGTCAACTTTTTCACAGAGTTTCTCGGAGTCCTGAAGCAACGATTGGAGATGAATCCCAACGGCTGCAAATGCGCGGCGTGTAACCCCAACTACGCGGGCATGATCGTTTGTGGTGAGTGCGGGAATAAACGCTGCCCCCATGCTACGCACCACAACGAACTATGCACCGTGAATAATGCACCGGGACAGCCAGGGAGCGCGTTTGGCGGGCTAGAGCCGACTGTGGCGCAAGTCAGGCTCACTGACGAATATCTGGCAAAGTTTGGGGAGCCGAAAGCCACACCCGAACCCGTCAAGCTCATTGATGGGCGCACCCTGAAACTGTCCGGCACAGGTTGTGTGAAGATTTCGAGCACAGTAGGATTCAGGCTCGTTGATGCGATGGACGCGGCTATCTACGAAACCCTCGCTGCCCACGAACGGCGCGATGAAGAGCAGAGGCGGGAGATAGCCCGTCTTCGTGAAGCTATCGCAAAAGTCGAAGAATCGACGAACTGCGAATATGGCGTTTTCAACTTCGCGCTTCGACCCGCCCTCACTCAAGAGGCACAGGAGGGGAAATGACACAGGAACGAAAAGACGAATTGCGCCGTAAAGCTCAGTCTTGCATGAGCAATCCGTACAAGCCAGAGAATGGTAACAAACGGATGTTGAGCATGACTATTCTTGAACTACTGGACGCCCTCGACACCGCGCAAGAGCAGCAGGAAGTGAGAGACAAGGCGGCGTGGGAGATGTTCAAGCGCGGTGCCTATTATGCCATTTCCAATCCGTTGCCTAACGTCACGGCGCTAGGTATGGTGACGTACTATTTGCCCTGTCCTTCGCTGGCTGAAATCGAAGAGGAGATGGTGAGGTTGAAGCTATGCTCGAACGACTAGATGAACTGGCCCGCAAAGGCTACGATGTCAAAATCACCCGTCTCGTTATTCACGAGAGGTGGAGAGTGGACATCATCCTCGGTGGCTCCCACCCTGACAAATGGGATTTGTGCGCCGATGCCGAGCATGAGGAATTGGGCAAGGCTATCGAGATGGGATTGGCTGAAATTGACGCGGCGCATGAACGATACCGGAATGAAAAAGAGCGGCAGAAAATGCTTGCCGAGAAAGCGCGTCGGGGAGTTAAGCCGCGCTTCAAGCTGGTTTGATTCCGACACGAGATAGGCGCTCAGGCGCGATATGAGGATTACCCGCTATGGCCACTATCCACCCGCCACGCCCCACACGCGGCCCCAGCAAGCCCATTATCAACGAGCATTTAGGAATCTGCCTCAGTGTCACGCGAGATGAAGCAGGGTTAGCGGAGTACCGCGTCGGAGTGTCGTTCGTGGATGCCAGAACCTACTATCGGGCGCTCGAAATGATGCTCTGGTACAAAGACGGGAATTATCTGCTTGCCGAGGCTGCTTTGTGGAAATCGCTTGGTGATGTGGAGAGATTTGAGGATTGACCCATGCCCCGCACTTTTTTCCACTTTCGCTCACTTATCATTTTGTTGACGTCACCGATATGATCGGGAGCCCCTTCCCATGCGTATTTACACCTCGCACGACCTAGCCCGCCAACTGCGCCAGTCCGACGATACGGCCCGTCGTGTGCATCAAAAGTCAAGGGACAGGTTTTCGGATTCTGGGTTAGCTTGAAAATCGGTAGTTGGTATTTTCTCTGTCATCCAGTCACCAAGCATCGCGCCTGTTGAAATCACTTCTTCTTTGGGGCGATCATTTCTAATCTGACGGCGATATTTTATTACGGTGTTAACGGAGCAATCGAACCGCCTGGCAAGTGGTGAGGTTCCTAAATAAGAGGTTTCAGATTCAAGCGTAACCCTTAATTCTGATAACGATTCGGCAGAAGCGTACTGTCTTTCGCCAATGGGGTTGGTCTGAGGGGTGCGCGAATGAGTCACAATATTGAAACCGCTTTTCGAGGTGTGGGAATCGAAGAGACTGATCCAGAAGTTTTCGCGAGTTCTCAGCCCTTCCGCGTCGGAGATGATTTCGAGAACGTTGAATTGAAAATCAGTGGGTTCACTGGCATTCCATGCAGATTGAAGAAAGCGATTACTGTGGCATCCCTGCCGTAACCGAGAGAGATGGTGGCCCCACCGCTTTGCAATGTTAGCCCCGATGCCGACGTAAACCTTGCCCGTTGGTTCGTGGGTAATTACATACACGCCTTGCACTTGAGGGGCTTGTCTAATCTGGTCTGGGTAAAGGCTAACGAGCATATTTTAAAGACGTTTAAGGTGGTGATAGGTGCTATGAAATCTCAAGAAAAACACTATTCAACCGGCGCCGTTGCTCGCGCCGTAGGTTG